CTCAGAAGAATAGAGAAGAAAGAGGGCAAATGCCCTCCTTCATTAGAATGTTGCCAACACTGGTGCACCACCTGTGCCTTCTTCATGCAGAAGCCAGAATGAGCTACCATCAGGTGCTTCAACATTGGATACCATTGGATATGCAGGAATACCCTTCACTGCAACTGCTCCTGTCTTTGCACCAAATGTGAAGAACAGCTTGTTGGTCTTAGGATTCTGTTTCACTTGAATCTTGTCTACATGTTGAGCTGCTTTAAACTGTTCAACTGTCAATGTCTCACGGAATTTTAACTGATTGTCCATAATACTTAATGTTAAATTGTTAATGAATAATTTGTTTGACCATAGGGGGTAGAACCCCACTAGCTAAGTGATGGGGGAGGTGGGGTTGGTATATACTCTGCTCATGACTATGAATCAAAAAAAAAAAATTAAAAAAAAAATTAAATTATTTAGATAGTATCTACTATATACTTATCTTTGACCAAAAATTAAAAGTATGAAAGAGAAGAGCTATAATTTATTTGGGAGTACTTGGATAATACAGTTTGTAGATGAAGTAGTTGGTGAAAATAATAAGTGGTTATTTGGAGAAACAGAGAGTCCTTCAAGGGTAATAACCATTAGCACAAAGAAGCCTGATGGTAGTAAACTATCAAAGGATGAAATTGAACTTACTATGTTACATGAGATAGTACATTCTATATTCCAAACTGGACAATATATGAGTTGTGACAATGATGAACCATTAGTAGAATGGACTGCAAGATGTTTAAAAGCCTTAAAAAAACAGCATATTATATAGTCAATAGTTAAACTTTCATAAATAATAGTCCCAGATTTGGATATGTCATTTATTTTTTGTATGTTTGCACCATAATAGTGAGACTACCTATTAGTAGATACATTGGTTCAGCCAACATGGGAAAGTAAAGGATACCATTAGCAGGGCACAGGTAATGAACCCTTGGGATAAATAAGAGGAGAACTAATAGTATATAAACGGGTGTATCTGCTGGTCTATAGGAGTAAGAATCTGGTTAATCCAGTCTAATGCAGTGAGAAATGCCTGTAGGGTCTCTTTTTATATGAAACTAAGGTTTTACTCCTTATTTACTTTAGTTAGTTAAAAATAAAATAGGAGGGAGGGATAACTATGTCCAATTTTAAATGAAACAATATGAAGACAGTTAAGAAGATTAAGAATGAGACTATAAATATAGTTGAATGTGATGGTGCTATATGTGTATCTATGAATCATAATGATGATAGGTATTATGCACAAGGAGTTAGTTCAAAGGTGTTGAATGTAAAGAGATATAAGGTATGAAATGGTTAAGTAACTTCTTACTATGGTTATGGCAATTCCCACAGAATTATATAGCATTTCTTATCTATGGATGCTTAGGATATTTGTGTCACTATGGTGGAAAGTACAATGGGAAGAACTTAATTATAACTGAGTACATTCTCTCAAACTTCTCTTTGGGGGATTATATATTTGCACTTCCTAATTCTACTGATAAGTCTTTGAAGCATGAATTAGGTCACTCATATCAGTCCCAGTTATTAGGATGGTTGTATATTCCAGTGATAGCTATCCCTTCTATCTTACATAACTTAGTGCATTATATAGCCTATAAGTTGGGTAAGGAATGGGATTATTATAGTTTCTATACAGAGAAGTGGGCAGATAAATTAGTTGAGAAAATAGGCTAACTCTTTAGTGATTAGCCTCTTAAAGCTATTATTTCATATTCTCTTCTGGAGTATTTTCATATTATCTTGAAAATAATTAGTGAAAGATTTGCATATCTCAAATATTTGACTTATCATTGCAACATGATTAGAAGATAAGAACATTGTTACATAGTATAATGGCTATTACACCTGATTTTGGCTCAAGTAATGTAGGTTCAATTCCTGCTGGAACAACTATTATGCCCTCTTAGTACAATGGATAGTACATGAGTCTTCTAAACTTAGAATGATAGTTCGATTCTATCAGGGGGTACTTTTGAAGGTGGATTTTTTTTTTGTTTCATGATTTTTAAATGAGTGGACTATCTGGTCTATGAAGATAGGATAGTCAAAATGGTGGGTTGGACAAATTGGTTAAGTCACTGCCCTTTCAAGGCAGTCATTAGGGGTTCAAATCCCCTACCCATTACATTACAGTAGGGTCTTAGTTACCAAACAGATTTAACTATTACTTAAATAAGTGTTAACTCCACTGCCTACTGTATGAATAGTCTATGTAGCTTAATGGTTAAAGTGCTGCACTGTCAATGCAGAGAACAGGGTTCAATTCCCTCATAGACTGCAATTATTAGTTCTTTTCAAAAGTCCTCTGCCAAAGAGTTGGAGAGGCAAATGGAGAGATAACTCAGTGGGACTGGGACTTGTCTTGAAAACAAAGTGGTCATTTATTTGGCTGGGGGTCGGGACCTCATTTCTCCGCATTATGATACAGATATTAAGGAAAGAAGGCTGGGAGTTAAATCCCAATGATAAGGTAGTAAATGCTATACTAAGAAGATGTGAGGCTAATAATGGAGAATGTCCCTGTCATAATACAGGTAAGGATAAAAGATGTCCTTGTTCTGATTATAGAGAGAATGATGTTTGTCATTGTAGTTTATATATTAAAAGGGAACAGTTGATTCCAAGTATAGATTTAAGTAAGATACCAAGTGGTATGGACATAGAAGCCTTTGTTAAGGCTTGGCAAACTGCACAAGAATCTCCACTAATAGTGGTTGAAGGTGTGCCTCAGTAATGGAGGATTAACCCTAATGGTAAGGGAACTGTTTGCTAAACAGTGAGTAGTCTGAAAGGATGTATAGGTTCGAGTCCTATACTTCCCGCAGATTTAGAGAGTAAAAGTCATGAAAGAGATTAGAAGTAAAATGATTGTTGAGGATAGAACTAAGGTGAAAGCAGTTCACTTTAAATATCCTGAAATGATGAATGAAGGTGCTCAGGAAGAGATTAAGAATGATTATAATGAATTATTATCTCTTGAGGAGGAACTCTATGATGCAAGAGAAGTTGTGAGAGATTTAGAAAAGAAGCTCACAGAAAAGAAAAAGAAGTTTGATGAAAAGACTTCATTGTGTACATTAGAGTTTGAAACAAGTGAGAAAGATATAGTGAACTATGAATCTTATGTACTATTCAAGGGTATGGGTAATGATACATTAGGTCACTATGATAGCTAATATGTATCCTTAGTTTAATGGTAGAATGATGGTCTCCAAAACCATAGGTAGTAGTTCGATTCTATTAGGGTATGCTACATTGAGTTGTATCTCCTCTGTCTGATAAGCAGTAGAAAGAGTAATTGGTCACATGTGGGTTCAATTCCCACCTTCTCAACTTATATTCTGATATACTTCAATAGGTAGAAGGCTGCTCTCATAAGGCAGTAGTTATAGGTTCAAGTCCTATTATCAGAACTGTGTGGATAGCTTATCTGGTAAAAGTGCTTCACTGTGGATGAAGAGATAGGGTTCGAGTCCCTGCCACACCCTTTATTTATTAATGCTGAGGTAGCACAAGTGGTAAATGCAGATGGCTTATATCCATAAGATAGTGGGTTCAAATCCTACCCTCAGTACTATTCCTCCAGTTGTCTGAATGGTTGAGGTCCCAGTCTGCAAAACTGTGGTATGGGAGTTCAAGTCTCTCTGTGCCCACTTATTAATGGAAACTTAGCAAAGGTGGTCTATGCGGGGGACTGAAAATCCTTAGATAATGGTTCAACTCCATTAGTTTCCACAGTTTATAATGCCCCTTTGGTGGAATTTGGTAGACACTCTGGATTTAGGCTCCAGTGCGAAGTAATAGTAGTGTAAGAGTTCGAGTCTCTTAGGGGGTACAAAAAAAAAATATGCAGATTTACTTGCATATATAAATTATAATACACATCTTTGTAACATCAAATTAAAACAATATGATAGATACATTTGGAGACAATCTATTGGAGGGTTTTCAAAGAGAAGAAACAATAATGGAAGAAGATAAGGATGCTGGTTTATTCAGATTCTTCCATGAATATGTGAATGTTCTTGAGGGTATTAAAACTCAGACTAAGAATGTACATTGGGCTTCTCTCAAACTTCCAAACAGAGATAAAAGAGGAGCACATCTATACTTGGATGATTTCCTTGAAGAAGTAGGTGATTTTCAAGACTTGGTAGCTGAGTCAGCTATGGGTATTACTGGAGTTTCTTTTGACTTTAATACAGTTCATGGTACTCCTTTCAATGCTACTTCAACAAAGGAATTTATGAAGTATGTACAGGATAAGACCAAAGAGTTTTATGATGGAATACCAGAAACAACTATATGTGCTGGTATTAAATCTGAGACAGAGACATTCATACTAAAGATTAATCAGTATGTATTTAGGTTCATGCTGACTGAATGATGGCTCAGTGGTGCAACTTGGTAGACACAACAGATTTAAGCTCTGTAAAAGTGAGGGTTCGACCCCCTCTTGAGCTACCATAATGGGTTTGTAGTTTAATGGTAAAACACTGCTCTTGTAAAGCAGATTTCTCAGTTCAATTCTGGGCATTCCCTCAACTTGTAGGTATGGTGTTAGTGGTTAGCACATGACATTGCCAATGTCAAGGGGACAGTTCAAATCTGTTTATCTACTCTATGGAAAGTAAAGTTTGTAGTATATGTGGTATAGAAAAGCCACTAAGTGAATTTGCTTTAAATAAGACCAGAAAAGATGGTCATGCTTCTGATTGTAAGTCTTGTAGAAAGAAGTATAGGGATGAACATTATAGACTTCATAAAGAGTATTATAAAGAAAAAGCAGCAGCCTATAAAAGAAAGAAGACTAAAGAATTAGAAGAGTTTAAAAGCACATTAAAATGTGAAATATGTGGTGAAAATAGACCTTGGTGTTTGGATTTTCATCATATAAATCCTGAGGAGAAAGAAGGGGAGATAGCAAAACTCATTGAATCTCCAAGAAGATTGCAAGAAGAATTAAAGAAGTGTATAGTCCTATGTGCTAACTGCCATAGAGATTTACACTATAAAGAAAGAAATGCAGGTGTCGTATAAAGGTCAGTATAGGAGATTTCCAATCTTCTGGTTAGAGTTCGAGTCTCTATATCTGCACAATAAATCGCGAGGTAGTGTAATGGCAACATGTGTGGCTCATAACCACAAGAAGCAGTAATACTGTGTTGGAAGTTCGAGTCTTCCCTTCGCAACTAAGTTAAAATGAATAATATGGAAAAGGAGAAGACATTAATCACTTGTATTATAGGCTCTACAGTTAGAGAAGTAATCAAGCAAGCTCAAGAGCTTGAAATTAAAAGAGAAGATATAGTAAGTATGTTTCCTTTAGGAGGACAAATTTACTTAGTATTTTATAAGTAAAAACAACTGGCATTATGGAAGAGAAGAAGACAAAAGAACCTCAGTACAATGAACCTAAGATGATGTTACATCTTGCTATTTATAGTGCTGTTGGTAAATACAAGAGTATTAGAAGAGCTATCAGAAAAGGTCATGTAACATCTTGGGGAGAGGAAGTTCCAAAGAGACCTTTCAATAATAGAAAGAGGACCTCTGGTAGGGAGTCACAGATTACTAAAGAGAAGATTTATGGAGAACTTAAGTACAGAAGTCAAGCAGTTTGAGCTTGAGACTCCCAAGGAAGAATATAATAATATACCAGTTGTATATTGTAAGCATTGTCTTTCATTAGCAATAAGAAACTCAGATGGCATAGATTACTGTGACAAATGTGGTGGAACTGAAACTGGTGAGGCACACATACATGAATGGGAGAGAATGTATGGACAAAAGTATGGTGGAAATTATCTAACAGAAAAATAAAATGGAAGAGAAGAATAACATGAAAGTTGTAAAAGGTGGCAAGGCTACTCCAGAAGTGAGAAAACTAAGTTATGAGGAACTGGAGAATACTGCACACCAGTTGTCTGAACAAAGCAGACAGTTATATATGCAGAATCAGAAGTTAAGTCAGGCTTTACAAGAGTCTAATCTTACTAACTTCTATGAAAGATTAAAATGGTTGTGGACAGTAATTACTTCTACTACACCTTATATCTCAGAAGAGTTTAAGCAGAAATGTGGTGCAGAATTTGAAGTACTAATGACTCAACCTGAACAAGAACCTGAGGAAGAAGTAAAGGAAGGAGAATAGACTATGGCTAAGCAAGTGGATTCAATAGTTAGGATTCCTTGCAAGGTAGATGGTAAGTTCTTTAGATATTGGTTCGAGTTTCTCACCCCATTCCATAATCTCACTGAAAGAGAGATGGATGTCATAACATCCTTTGTGAAGCAGAGATATGAACTCAGCAAGGTCATTAAGGATAATGAGATACTTGATAAGGTTACTATGAGTGAAGATACTAAGAAGAAGGTAAGGGAAGAGTGTGATATATCTCTTCCCCACTTTCAGGTCATCATGGGGAAGTTAAGAAAGAATAAGGTCATCATTGATGGGAAGATAAACCCAAGATACATTCCATCAGTTGATGAGGAGAATGGTTCATTTAAGATGATGTTATTATTTGATTTCTCATGATATACTCAGAAGCAATTAAACAGGTATCCACAGAACTTGGATTACCACCTAAAGTGGTAAAGGAAGCCTATGAGTCCCTTTGGACTTTCATTAGGAATAACATCAAAGCCTTGCCTCTAAAGGAAGACCTAAGTAAGGAGGAGTTTGATAAGTTGAGAACCAATTTCAATATCCCATCAATAGGAAAGTTATCTTGTACTTATGATAGGATGATAGGAGTTAAGAAGAGATTTGAACATATAAAGAAGTTAAGAGATGATTACAACAATCAAGAAAGTTAAACCCATGTTTAATAACATGGTAGTCACTTTAAATAAATATCCTACTGACCTAAAGACTACTGGTGGTATTATAGATAGTACCAGAGCTGGCTCAGTAAAAGAGTACCAGACAGTAATAGCTGTTGGACCAATGGTGAGAGGTATTGAAGTAGGAGATATAGTATATATCAATCCAAAAAGATATGCAGTAATGCAACATAAACCCGGCTCATTGCAAGATGGTGTTATTAAGGATAATCCTGTAGTAGGATATAAGTTTGACATCATGGAGATTGATGGAGTTGAGCACATGATGATTCAAGATGGGGATGTAAAATTTGTAGCAGAGATTGAGGAGTTTGAAGAAAATCCCACTATTGTTACAGGACCACAACTTATAGTATAAATATAAGCCTTGAGCCTAAGTAGGCTTGAGGCTTTTTTAGTTTTAAGCAGTATGAGATTATTTAAAAGAGATGGCTATAATCTGGTTATATCTGATGAAGCCTATGCTTTAAAAGCATTCAGACAGATATGGAATAGAGATAAATCTCTCTCAAAGGAGAGAGCTATTACAGAGCTTGGATATTGTTACTTTATGGAGGACTCCAGAAGTGATTACAAGTATATAATAGATGAACAGGAGAGGAAAGAAGCTATTAAGCAGGGTGAAGGTATGAAGGATAACTGGGAACCTGATACTACTGTGAAAGAAGCTCAAGCACTATATGCAAGTTTTAAGACTACTTCTGAGTTATTACTGGATGATACAAGAATGCTTGTAGATAAGTATAGAATGAAGTTAAGGAGTATGGACTTAACTGAACTTGATATAAAAGAGACTAAGGAATTAGGTGCTATTATCAAACTTATACCATCAATGGTCAAGGACTTAGATGAAGCTGAAAGAGCTATTGCTAAGGAATTGTCACAGAATGATAGAGTAAGAGGAGCACAAGAAAAGGCAATATATGAGGACTTATAATTATGGAAATAAATGATATAGTAGAAGGACTTAATGTATATTATGAAGGCTTTCCTAATAGAAGAAAGGGATACTTTGTATTGCATAAGATAATAGATAGTAACCCTGTAGTTAAATCACAGAAGACTTATAGAATACAAGTTTGGTTTGTAAGTGGGAAGGAAAAGATACCTGCATTTGGTACTCAATATTCTAATAGAATTGTTACTGATGCAGAAGAAACCAAAGCTCTTTCACTCTTAACCACTTCTATTACTAAATCTCTTCTGGAGTATATTAATACACAAAACTTTAAGGGGTTATGCAATGATACCAATGAATAAATACCAGACTGAGCTTACTGAGGAACTAATGAATACCCTTCCTCAGGAGGTTCAGGAACAATTACTTGAGACTCTTACTACAGTAGAATTTGTCAAGAGACTTATATCTCCTAACAGACCTTATGCAAGGGACTTGCCAAGAGATGAAAAGGGTAGGATTATAGTAGATATTACTAATCCACACATTATTGAGGATGCTGATTATTTCAGACAACCAGCTCTGCATTTCTTGAAGTATGGGTGCTATACATTCTTAAAACCTAATAGTAATCCTAACTCTGAGTTCAGAAGACACTGGGATGAAGAGAAAAGAAGATGCTATGAAGGTTATGTGAGAGAATCAGATGGAGAATGGGTTACAGGCTTTAACTATTGGTTTATGAACTATTGTCCTATGATGATTAATAAACTGATAGAAGGAAGAAAGAAGGCTATCAGAACTGAGGCTTTTCCTTTCTTCTTTGAGGGTATATACTGGAGGTTCCATTACCTATGGCAAGCAAGAGAGGGTGGTAAACATGCTATTGAATTAGCAAAGAGAGGTTGTGCTAAGTCTTATAGCTTAGCAGCAATTATGAGCCATAATCTCATACTTGGAGAAAGTGAAGAATCAAATAGAAGGGTTATTACAGTACTTACAGCTTATCAGAAGGAATATTTGAAAGATGATAAGGATGGTACTCTATCTAAGTTTAAGCCTTCAATTAACTTTAGCTTTGCTAATACTCCTTTCCCACATCTTATGTTGAAGAACTCTCCTAATGAGATGTCTTGGCAAATGGGTTATAAGGATGAATATGGTGTAGAGAAAGGCTCTCTGAATCAAGTACTTGCTGTATCTGCAAAGGATGATAGTGAGAAGTTGAGAGGTAAGAGAGGTTGGATTCTATTTGAGGAAATGGGTTCTTTCAAAGGATTGCTTTCCCTTTATGATATTACCAGAAAGTCTGTAGAGGATGGTGACTATACTTTTGCTACTATGTACCTTGTAGGTACTGCTGCTGAGAGTGAGTCTGACTTTAGTTCAGCTAAGACTTTACTTTATAATCCAGATGGTTATAATATATTATCCATAGATAATGTATTTGACAGACCAAAGCAAGGTAAACCTAAGTTTGGTTTCTTCTTTCCCTCATATATTAATAGGGCAGGATGTTATAATAAGGATGGTGTATCAGATGTGGTTAAGGCTTTAATTGAGATTCTTATTGCAAGATATAAGGCTAAATATAGTGCTGACCCTAAATCAGTATTAAGGGTAATTGCTGAGGACCCTATCACACCAGCAGAGGCTATTATTAAGGTTAAGGCAGCATACTTCCCTATTACTGCTCTTACAGAGAGATTAAGTCAATTAGACCAAGATGTACATGCTTATGATGATGTATATGTAGGTAAGTTGGTACAGAATAGTAATGGAGTAGAATTTACACCAACCAGTGATGTACCTATCAGAAAGTTTGGAGTAGAGAATGATACTCCGGGTGCTGTGGAAATCTTTGAAATGCCAGAGAAAGATAGAAGTGGAAAGGTTCCCCACGCAAGATATATTATTGGTCATGACCCTGTAGATAATGACCAAGCTGAATCTTCCTCTCTTTCTTCTACCTTTGTTCTTGACTTATGGACTGATAAGATTGTAGCTGAGTACACTGGTAGGCAATCATTTGCAGATGATAACTTTGAGATAGTAAGGTTACTATGTTTGTTCTATAATGCAAAATGTCTGTATGAATCAAATAAGAAGGGTATATTTGCTTACTTTAGTAAGATGAATTGTACTCACTTATTGGCTGATACTCCAGAGTTCTTAAGAGACAAACAGTTGATTAAGTATAATTCATTTGGTTCTAATGCTAAGGGTGTCAATGCCTCAGCAGCTATTAATGCTTATGCCAATAATCTTATAAGAGATTGGTTAATGAAACCTGTTACTATTATACAGAATGTTGATGGAGAAGATGTAGAAGTAACTATCTATAACCTTAACTTCTTAAGAAACAGAGCATTAATTGAAGAGTTGATTGCATTTAATCCAGAGATAAATGTGGATAGAATCAGGGCATTAGGTATGGTTATGTTATATAGAGAGGAGAAGATGGTCCTATATCAAGGAAACCCTTCAAGAGACTCAGAAGAAGTACCAAAAGATTATTTAGGGAATGATAAGTTCTTTACTGAGAATTACAGGGCAGTACAAGCCCCTTTCCAGAAACCCAGTAAATTTAGTACAGAAGATGCAATTAGATAAACAAATCACTTATGTGCTTGACTATATGGACTTTTTTACTTACTTTTGTCACAAAATTAAATGATGGAAGACTATGGCAGATTTTTTAAACTTTCCCAGACAGATGCTTCCTTTCTCTAAGAAGACTAAGCAATGGAGAAAGGATTGTCTGTTGTGGGCTAATCAGAAGACATTCTTCAATTATAGCTTGGTTAGGAAGTCAGTAATCCATAAAAAGATAAACTATGACTTGCTTAATGGTAGGCTACACATGTCAGACTTAGAACTGGTACTCAATCCAGATGGTATAAAGGCAGCTTACATTCCTGATAGGTTACAACATTATCCTATCATGAATAGTAAGTTGAATGTACTCAGGGGTGAGGAAAGTAAGAGAGTATTTGACTTTAAGGTTGTAGTAACCAATCCAAATGCTATCTCAGAAATAGAGGATAATAAGAAGAATGAGCTATTACAAAGGCTTCAAGAAATGATAACTGATACCTCAATATCTGAGGATGAATACAATATTAAACTTGAGAAACTAAATGACTATTATACCTATGAATGGCAGGATATAAGAGAGGTAAGATCAAATGAATTGCTTAACCATTATATCAAGGAATATGATATTCCTCTTATATTCAATAATGGTTTCATGGATGCAATGACATGTGGTGAGGAAATCTATCAATGTGATATTGTAGGTGGAGAACCAGTCATTGAGAGAGTGAACCCATTAAAGATTAGGATATTCAAGTCTGGGTACAGTAATAAGGTGGAAGATGCTGACATGATAATCCTTGAGGATTATTGGTCTCCGGGTAGAGTAATAGATACATATTATGATGTATTATCTCCAAAGGACATAAAGTATATTGAAACTATGCCTGATTACATAGGTCAGGGAGCTGTTGACCAGATGGATAATATTGATGAAAGATATGGATTTGTTAATCAGAATATGATTGGTGATGAAATAACTGTTAGAGATGGAACCTATTTCTTTGACCCAGCTAATCTATTTACAGAAGGTATTGCAAATTCACTCCTTCCTTATGACTTGGCAGGTAATCTTAGAGTGCTGAGATTATACTGGAAATCAAAGAGGAAGATACTTAAGGTTAAATCTTATGACCCTGAAACTGGTGAGGAAGAATGGAACTTCTACCCTGAGAATTATGTAGTAAATAAGGAAGCAGGAGAAGAAGTACAATCATTCTGGGTTAATGAAGCATGGGAAGGAACCATGATTGGCAATGAAATATTTGTCAATATGAGACCAAGATTGATTCAATATAACAGGTTGAATAATCCTTCAAGATGTCACTTTGGTATTGTAGGTTCAATCTATAATCTGAATGACAGCAGACCTTTCAGTTTAGTAGATATGATGAAGCCATATAACTATTTGTATGATGCTATTCATGATAGACTGAATAAGGCTATTGCTTCAAACTGGGGTTCTATCTTAGAGCTTGACTTATCTAAAGTTCCTAAAGGATGGGATGTTGGTAAGTGGATGTACTATGCAAGAGTAAACCATATTGCAGTTATAGATAGTTTCAAGGAAGGTACTATAGGAGCCTCTACAGGCAAGTTGGCAGGTGCTCTTAATAATGCTGGAAAGGGAATGATTGAGACTAATATAGGTAACTATATTCAGCAACAGATTAACCTTCTTGAGTTTATTAAGATGGAAATGGCTGAGGTTGCAGGTATATCTAAGCAAAGAGAAGGTCAGGTATCTCAAAGAGAGACTGTAGGTGGAGTTGAGAGGGCTACTCTTCAATCAAGTCATATTACTGAGTGGTTATTTACTATTCATGATGATGTGAAAAAGAGAGCTTTAGAGTGTTTCTTAGAGACTGCAAAGGTAGCTTTGAAGGGAAGAAACAAGAAGTTCCAGTATATATTATCAGATACATCTACAAGAGTAGTGGAGATTGATGGTGATGAATTTGCTGAGGCTGACTATGGTTTGGTTGTAGATAATAGTAATGGAACTCAAGAGCTTCAACAGAAGTTAGATACTTTGGCTCAGGCTGCATTACAGACTCAAACTTTATCATTCTCTACTATCACTAAGCTCTATACATCTTCAAGTTTAGCTGAAAAGCAAAGACTAATTGAGAAAGATGAAAAGCAGATTAGAGAAAGACAAGCACAGGCTCAGAAGGAACAACTTGAGGCTCAACAGCAAATAGCTGCTATGCAACAAGAGCAGAAAGAAGCAGAACTTCTCCAGAAGGAAGAAGCTAATATAAGAGATAATCAGACTAAGATAATAGTAGCTCAGATACAATCAGATAGTTCTGATGAAGATGATGGTATTGTAATTGATGATTATAGTCCAGAAGCTAAAGCTAACTTAGCTCAACAGATTGAGGAATTTGACAAAAAGCTCAAACTGGAATATGATAAACTCAAAGTTCAGAAAGAAAAGAATAGAACTGATGCAAGTATAAAGAGACAAGCTCTAAGAAAAAGAAGTAGTACAACTAATAAATAAAAGATATGAAGACAATAAGAACTTTAGTAATAAGCCCTAATGCCCCTGATACTAACTCAGTTTGGCTGTATAAAGGTACAATGAAGTACTTTAACAATGGGGAATGGGAGACTGTAGGAGGTGATTCAGAACCTTATATACTCCCTAAGGCTACTACCAGTGAAATGGGTGGTGTAAAACAAGCTACTAATGTATCTAACTTGGCTACTGGAGCTGAACTTGCAACAGTGGTTACTAAGGTGAATGCAATTCTGTCTGCATTAAAGGTAGCAGATATAATGATTAATGATTAAACTAAATACTATGTTTTTTACACAAGAAGATTATAGAAAGATAGAGAAGTGGCTTCTTGCAAACAGTAAGAAAGATACTCAGTTTGTAGAAGCTGCTACTCCTCTTCAAGGGAATGAGACAATAGCATTTGTACAGAATGGAAAGAATGTTAAGACATCAGTAAAGGATATTGTAGACCAATTCTTCTTGCTTGGTGTATCAGACTTCTTAAACATTACTGACAAATATGGTGAGAAAAATATCACTATTAACCAAGCTATCCAACTTATTCCTTTCAGGAGCAGGAAAATTGGTCAGGTAATTACATTCATAGATGAGTATGGAAACTGGGCTATTTACCAGTTCCAAGGGAAGGCTCTCAATCAATGGAACAATACTACTTTATGGATTAATGTACTTGGTTCTATTGTAGTAAGTGATATAGTCCTTGATGGAGAGGATATAACTGGTGTGAAGGATGGTGATAAGCTAATCCTTAAATTTGCCAATAAGAAATATGACCCAGAGCAATGGTCTGGATTAGGTAGGACTTATCTAAGAAAGAATGTTACTACTGTAATTGATTCCAACACAGGACAAAGAAGAGTTACTAACTTACTCAGTCAAGACATGATGCCTACTGAGGATACCATCTATATATTACAGTATGATTATGACTTAAATGGTCAAACCATAATAGTACCAGATAATAGTGTTATATTATTTGAGGGAGGAACAGTATCTAATGGTAACTTAAACTTTGTAAATACTACCCTTGTAGCTGAGACACAGGTGTTTAAGAATGTGGCTCTTGAGGGAAAAATTACAAATAAGGTATGTACTATAGATTGGTTCTCAGTAGATAAGACTGGGGTTACAGATGAATCCAAAACTATAAGGTCATTATTTAATATTGCTACTGACACTGTAATATTTAGTGAAGGCTCTTACAAATTCTCAGAAGTAGATATTGATTTCCCAGCAACAATAAGAGGAATTGGAACAGTTATTTTCAAACCTGTTGTTAAATATCCGAGGCTTGCATCTGCACTAAAGAGGGTTTTCACAGTGAATAATCAACCTTATTTTATATTGGACAATGTAAGTATAATAGGAGATACCCAATTTATTTACAACAATTCATATATAGGGGATGGACTTATTCTTTGTAATAAAGTAAACAAGGTAAAAATTACTGATTGTGTAATGGGAGATACTGTCTCAGGTTATCCAAACCCCGGACCTACTCCTACTACAACTATAGGGCAGTTGATTACTGGGCAAGATTGTAATTACTTTGAAATCTCTCATTGTGAGTTCTACAATAATGAGGCTTTTGAATGGATTAATATTACAATGCCTACTCTTGGGAGAAAGGACTTGAATGTAGTATTTAGTGATAACTATATACATGATTATGCAAGGGGGGCTACTCCTTTATTAGCCTTATGTAATAGGCTTGAGATTAATAGAAATATCTTTGAAAGATGTTATTATACAGGCTCACTGCTTAATGCACATGGTATGTATGTAGAGTTTAATGATAACATTGTGAGAGATAGTAGAATGAGTTCAATTCTTGACACTTCTGAATGGGGTGAATATAGGAGTGAATCTGTTACTGTTGAAAATAATGATGTTGAGTGTTTGAATGCTGCATTAGTGGCTACACTTGCTGCTAATATCACTATTAGAAATAATAAGTGTAAATGTTTCAATGCTCTTGTAGCTATGGGATTCTATAGCAATTATACAGGTAAAGACACTAATACAGCTAATGGTCCTACATGTGAGACAGTTATTATTGAAGGAAATGACTTTGACTTTACTTACTATGATATTGCATACAACTTACCTACAGCAGCTTATAGAGCTGGAGTGTGTGTAACTCCTGTATATACAATGGGTAATCTTCTAAGTATCAAGAATAACAAATTCAAGTTTGTTCAGGATGATGCTATGGATAGAAGGTTCTTCCAAATACAGAACATGTACAATGTAGATTTTAGTAATAACAACATTGATGGTATAGCTAAGAGTCCTAATTCAGGATTCTATAAAGCACTCATACAGTATTCTTTAACTAAATCTCTTATAGTTCCTCAGTTGAATAATATATGTAATAGACTGACTTATGAGAATAATACTAATATAAATATCACTGGAGCTTATTTCATATTTGAGTTAGTATCTCAGAATATTGATTGGTGGAGAGTGGATTATATGAGTATTGTAAATAATAGGTTGGATAGTACTGCCTACATATCTACTGCAAAGGGGTATATAAGAAGGTTGAACTATGAAGGAAATCAAGGTCAATTATATCTGTTAGGAAATAATAATGCTGCAATATTCAAGGTAGGAGGAGACTCTAAGATTATACAAGCTAATAATGTTGGTATAATGGAAAAGGGTAATAACTACTGGATGAATAATAATATTATAGAGGTTTTACAGAATTGTACATTAGCTAAATATGACCTTGCTTCTTCTATTGGTACTACTATAAGAGTTGGTGATACAGTAACTTGGAGTGCAGGAAATCAATGGCAAGCACTAAGTGGAGTTACTCTTACAGATACTCCTGTACCAAGTAATTCAGTAGGTCTTCCAGAGGAATCAATCCTACAATATTTAGGGGTGTATTGGGTAAAAGTTTCACCTACTGAAGGAGTACTTCTTTATAGTGGGATTGGAACTACTGCTCAAAGACCCACTTTAGATTACACCTATAGAGGCTCAAGGTATGTTAATACCTCTGAGGGTAATAGAGTACAAATATGGGATGGATATGAGTGGTTGAATGAAGATGGTACTTTAACAAGTAAAGTAAGCATTATATAACATAAATAAAATAGTAGTAGCTGACTTATGAATTGGCTACTACTATTTGTAATATTAAAACATTTTGCTTATATTTGCACAAAATAATAAGAAATAAAAATATGGCACTAAGTATAAAAATAAATATAACAGACCTAAGGCTTAGCAGTATCCCTATTAATACTAAAGTAGCTGACATAGTAGCTTCTGGAGGTACAGAACCTTACACTTATAGCTTAGCTTCTGGAGATGAATTGTTTCAGATAAATGGGACTACTGTTGTAACTAAAGCTGTAGTAACCTTGGATAATATTATCCCCTTTAGTGTTACTGTAACTGATAGTACTTCTGCATCAGCTACATCTGATTCATATTATCCAAGTATGCAAGCAGCTATACAATACAGATTCTCTCAAGCTAATTATGTCTATAAGATAACCAAAGATATAGATTTGGGTCATGGTATCTTAACTATACCAGCAGGGTGTACTCTTGATTTTCAAGGAGGTATATTTTCAAATGGAACCCTAATAGGAAATAATACTAAAATCGATAATACTCTAAAGAAAATATTTGATATTACTATAACATTGGATGGTACATGGGAACTGGATGGTTTGTATCCTGAATGGTTTGGAGCTATAGGAGATAGAATTAATCTTGATGGGCTTTATATACAAAAATGTATAGATTTAGGAATAATATTAAGGATTGATACTATTCTTACTAAAAGGTATTTGATAGGGTCTTCTTTATTATTTAACCAGCCCTTAACTAACCAAAATTGGTATAATATTATAGGTATAAATAATGCAGAATTAAGAGTAAATGGAACTTTTAGTACTTTTAGTACTTCATTACCCTATAATGGAGTACACCCATGTTCTCAATATTTAAGACTTTCTGGAATAAAGTTCACAGGAGTAGTTCCTTATACTACAGTTCTGGATGGTAATAAAATTATGAGAATATCTATAGATTATTGCACCTTTAATACCAGATTAGTTACTGCTGGTAAATATATTCAAACACTCTATATAACCAATTGTAAAATTAATGGATATGGAGACAACTCTAATAATTTAGGGTGGTTGTATGTATATGATGGTATTCATGATTTAAAAATAAGTAAATGTCAATTTGAGTATTCTATAGGTCCATTCTTAAATTTGCATGGGGGACCCACATTTGGCTTAGTAGGAATATCTATAAACCAATGTCTATTTGAGGCTTGTAGGAAAGGAGCCGCAATTCAATATTCTAAAGCCTCTAATATGCAAATCTCTGGATGTTACTTTGAGGATAATAAAGGAGGTCATATTGTAGCTCAGGATTCAGGAAATCAAGGAGTCAACCTTATAGGTAATCAATTTAATGAAATTATTGACAATGGGGAATTAATAGATAATTCTGGAGGTAATGGGACTTACAAGGTAGTTTGGTGGGGTACTGGAGGAAGTTCTTCTATAAGTAACTCTGGGATGTCTTCTGAAAATAATAACAAAGGTCATTTTTTTAGAACAGGTAATAATTCTATTTTAATAAATGATAATAATTTTGCTTTTAATACTATAGGAGTAGGCTCTTCTGAAAGTGTAGGAAATTTACAACAAGGATTATTTGAGGGTAAATTATACTATAATAATAGTTTGAAGAGGTATAGTACATGGAATGGTACGAATTGGGTGAGTCCTGATGGAAGTTCTCTATCAAAGAGTGGAACAACAGCTCAAAGACCAACAACCAATATAACAAATGGATTTGTGTATTATGACACTACCTTAAATAAACCTATTTGGTGGAATGGGACAAAATGGGTAGATAATATGGGATTCACTGCTGGATTAACCAGAGGAACAACAGCTCAAAGACCAACATTAGATTCAACAGACTATGGTTATATATACTACGATGGTCAATTAGGTAAGTATATAGTGTGGAAAGGAACAGTTTGGGCAAATATGGATGGAACAGCTTTAGCTTAATAAATACAAAATATGAAGGAAATACAACAATTAATTAAGAGGGAGAATCAGACAGGTAACTATGAGGATATTTATCCTAAGACCTTCTTAGATGCTGTGGTAAATAGGGAAACAGGAGTATCTTTAGATGAGATACTCACTGGTTTCAATATGTACTTCTTAACTTACCTTGGTGGTAGTGGGGTTACAAGGCTTCAAATACCAGATGAGTTAAGGAGACAAGGACTATTTATCACCTATGTCTTGTTTTACAAGACAACTGTCATAGAGTGGTATGACTCTGATGATATAAGTGATGAGGCTTGGCAAAGTGATGCCAACTGGAGAAAAGGAAGCAATATGCTTGTTGGTGATATTTCTATTTCATCAGAAGGTAATTGGATAGTTAATGGTGTAGATACAGGTGTTAAGGCTACTGGTGATAGAGGTATTACTCCTGTACTTAGAATCTATAATAACAAACTTCAAGTATCATATAATGAAGGAGGTAGTTATGTAGATATAAATGATACTCCTGTCTATACTCAGTTTAGAGTGAATAATAATCACCTTGAACAATCAGTAGACTTAGGTCAAACATGGACTGTAGTTTCTGATTACATTGCAGCATGGTTTAAGTTTACTGGGACTACTGGAGATAGTCAAGCTGATAATGTAGGTAAGATACAGATTAGTAGAAATAATGGTGTTACATGGACTGACCTTAGTGGAGTTTTTACTAATAGTTTACATATAAAAGGATATGTAGCTACTACATCAGCTCTTCCTTCAAGTGCAGTCCAAGGAGATATTTATGGGGTAGGTCCTACTTATGACACAAGTGATACTGAACAAACTAATCCTATCTATCAACTATATGTTAAAGATAGTACTGGATGGGTTAATAATGGTAAATTTACATCTATAGCTGCTGGTGTAGTTCAAGATACTGGAAATAGTGAAACTGCTGTAATGAGCCAAAAAAGTGTAACTAATTCTTTAAGCTCTAATTATAAAAACTTTAGAGGCACTACAGATAGCAGACCTACTTTAACTGAGGATGATTCAGGATTTCCATTTTATGATACTACTTTAAAAAAGTATATTTGTTGGAATGGGAGTATTTGGATTAACTTTGATGGTAGTGCTCTTACTTAACTAACATTTTATAGTACAATTGATAAATCATTTATACTATTGTATAGGTGGTTTATTTTTTATATGTTTGCACAATAATATAAGGGAAGAAGATATGAAGAAGTATATAATAATCCTTATTCTAATATTGGTTGGAGCTGTGGCTTATCTATCATATCAGAATAAACAGTTGACTACTAAGTATGAGACTTCCATTGAGAATATCAAAGCCTATGATGCTCAATTGAGTGGGCTAAAAGACAACAATAGGGTATTTAAACTAACAATAGACCAGCTAAACTATTCTAATGACTCAATCATCAACAAGATGAAGGAGGTCCAGAAGGAATTAGGAATAAAGGATAAGAGATTACAACAGCTTCAATATGATTTGAGTCATGCACAAAGAAGTGACACTATCACATTAAGTGATACTATCTTCAAGAGTCCTGAATTTAAGTTAGATACTATAGTAGGAGATAAGTGGTTTAAGACTAATCTTCATTTAAAATATCCAAGTACAATAGCTTTAAGTCCTGAGATAGAACTTGAAAGGTTTACATATATTAATGGAAAGAGGGAGACTGTGAATCCTCCTAAGAAGTTCTTCTTGTTTAGGTGGTTCCAGAAGAAACATACAGTAGTAGAAGTGAATGTAAGGGAAATGAACCCTTATGTTAAGAATAAAACTCAAAGATTTATACAAATAATTGAATAGTTATGATTGAAAGTGGAATACTTATTACAGCATCGATAGGTATTGTAACCACATTTACTTCGGGATTTACTGCATGGTTCTTTGCAAGAAAGAAGTATAATAGTGAGGTTGACAATAACCTGATAAACAATATGAAAGAATCTCTGGAGTTCTACACAAGGTTGTCTGAGGATAATAAACTCAGGCTTGATAGAGCCTTATCAAGGAATGAAGAACTTGAAAAAGAGGTAAAGGAATTAAGGCAACAGGTGATGAGCTTAATGACAAGTATATGTACAGACCTATCTTGTCAGATAAGAAAGGGAAATTATGAGGATGTGATTAATATTAAAAAGTAATAATATGAAAAGAGTACTCAATCTTGGGAGTCTTTCAAGAATAGTTGAAGGAGACCCTAATGAAATAACAGATGATGAAATTCTTGTAATCAAGGATAAGATTATAGAAGGTAAGATAATTGATATTCAAAAGAGAGTTGATGGTAAATTAGTATCTCTTATTACTGAGAAATACACTTACACTATCAATCCTACTCCTGCTGATGCTATAGTAGTTATCAATGGTTCAACTACTAAGAGTATTAGGGCAGCTAAAGGACATACAGTTACTTGGTCTGTATCAAAGACAGGTTATGTAACTCAGTCTGGTAGTGATGTAATCTCTGGTGATGTATCAAAGAATATAACATTAGTAGCTAATCCCACATGAAACTAACACTCAAAAGAACATTCAAAGGACCTCAATATACCATAGGTAAACTCTATGTAAATGGAGTTTATGAATGTGATACTCTTGAAGATACTGACAGAGGACTTCATGAAACACAATCTCTTCTGGAGATACAGAGTAAGAAGGTCTATGGACAGACAGCAATTCCTTATGGAACTTACAAGATTGATATGAATACTGTAAGTCCCAAATTCAAGGATAGGTCATGGGCTAAATTCTGTGGAGGAAAGTTACCCAGACTTATAGATGTGAAAGGATATGAGGGGGTACTAATCCATGTTGGTAATAAAGCTGAGGATACTTTAGGTTGTATCCTTGTTGGAGAGAATAAGATAAAGGGGCAAGTTATTAATAGCACAGCTACCTTTCAGGAGTTATATTCAGTAATGCTGAAAGCAAAACTCCTTGGAGAGGAACTTAGTTTAACAATAGAATAGGAGAGTTTATTTATAGCAAAGACTTGTAAATCAGGTGGAAAGATGCCACCAAAAGGTGGAAAGAAACCTACAAAGAAGTAGAAATGGGAAGGGTGTAGTATTATTACTATACCCTTATCTTTTGGCAGTAAATAAGTAATTTATTTGTAGAGTTGTAAGAGTCTTATTTACTATGTTGTAGAAGTCATAAACTCCTCTTATCTTTGCATCAGTTTAATAACTAAAGGAGTAGAAATATGATAGGAGAATTAAGTGAAGACCTCATTATGACAGGGGATGAAATAGATGTAGATAATCTATTTTCTGATGATGGGGGTGAAGAAGAAACACAGGTAACTCCACCTGCCCCAAAGGAGAAAGAAGATAAAGAAAATGAAAAAACTACTGAGGAAGAAGAGATAAATCCTGATGATTTATTTGATAATCCAGAGAGCGTAGGTAGTGGAAAAGATAATCAAGAAGAAGAGGAAGATACCCAATCTGAAAAGGACAAAGGTACTTCTCCCAAAACTAACTTCTACTCTTCCATTGCCAGTGCCTTGAAAGAAGAAGGTATCTTCCCTGACCTTGATGATGATACTTTAAATGGCATCAAGACCCCAGAAGATTTTGCAGAAGCAGTTGAAAAGACTGTTCAAGCAAGATTGGATGAGAGACAAAAGAGAATTGATGCTGCATTACAAGCTGATGTAGAACCAGATGAAGTAAGAAGGTATGAACAAACCCTTGCTAATTTGGATGCAATCAAGGAGGAATATATAACTGATGAAACTGAAAAGGGTGAAAGATTGAGAAAGAACTTAATCTATCAGGACTTTAGGAACAGAGGTTATAGTGAAGCCAGAGCTAAGAGAGAGGTTGAGAAATCTTTCAATGCTGGCACAGATATTGAAGATGCAAAAGAGGCATTGGAAAGTAACAGAGAATACTTTAGCACTCAATATCAAGACCTAATCAAGGAAGCTCAAGAAGAGGCAAAAGAAGAACAAAGGAAAATTAAAGAAGAGGCTGCACAACTAAAGAGATCAATGCTTGAGGACAAGGAAGTATTTACAGGTATTGCACTTGATAAGACTACAAGACAAAAAGCATTTGATAATATTACTAAGCCTGTCTTTAAAACAGAAGATGGAGAATATTTGACTGCCATTCAGAAATATGAAATGGATAACCCAGTTGAGTTTAGAAAGTATCTGTCTGTATTGTTCACTATGACTGATGGCTTCAAGAATATTGATGGTCTTGTGAAGGGCAAAGTAAAGAAAGAAGTCAAGCAAAGTCTTAGAGAATTAGAACATAAACTCAGTAGTACTGCAAGAAATTCATCAGGTAATCCAAGATATGTTGGAGGAGTTGAGGAAGATACTGAGTCTTATATTGGAAAGGGCTGGGACCTTGATGTCTAAAAACATATTAACTAACAAAAATAATTAACAGATTATGGCTGGTAAATTAGGTAAATTTCAAATGTTAGGCTTCCAACACTGGAAGGGTCTGACAAGTGACAACCACCTTGGAGCTATCTTCCAACAAGCACCTCAGAAGGCTACAAACCTTATGGTGCAACTGTTGGCTTTCTATAGAGGAAAGAGCTTGGATACATTCCTTAATTCATTCCCTACAAGAGAGTTTGAAGATGACAATGAATACTACTGGGATGTTATTGGTTCTTCAAGGAGAAACATTCCTCTTGTTGAAGCAAGAGATGAAAATGGTACTGTAGTTGCTGCTGATGCAGCTAATGTGGGAGTTGGTACATCTCCTTTCTATCTGGTATTCCCAGAAGACTGGTTTGCAGATGGTGAAGTTATTGTAGGTAACTTGAACCAAGTATATCCATTTAGAATCCTTGGTGATGCAAGAATGGAAGGTACTAATGCAGTATACAAAGTAGAACTTATGGGTGGTAATACTCAAGGTGTTCCTGCTGAAAGACTGCAACAAGGAGAAAGATTCTCTATTGAATTTGCTCCTGTAGAAAAAGAACTTTCAAGAAAAGTTGGTGATGTTAGATTCACTTCTCCTGTAAGCATGAGAAATGAGTGGACTACAATTAGAATCCAACATAAGGTAGCTGGTAATAAGCTAAACAAGAAACTTGCTATAGGTATTCCTATGGTTAGAAATCTTGAAAGTGGAAAGCAAGTGAAGGACACTGCAAACATGTGGATGCACTATGTAGATTGGGAAGTAGAACTTCAATTTGATGAGTACAAGAACAATGCTATGGCATGGGGTACTTCAAACAGAAATCTGAATGGTGAATACATGAACTTTGGTAAGTCAGGTAATGCTATTAAGACTGGTGCTGGTATCTTTGAACAAACAGAGGTTGCCAATACTATGTACTACAATACATTCAGCTTGAAGTTACTTGAAGATGCACTGTATGAACTATCAGCTTCTAAACTTGCAATGGATGATAGACTCTTTGTAATCAAGACTGGTGAAAGAGGTGCTATTCAGTTCCATAAGGAAGTATTGAAGACTGTATCTGGTTGGACTACATTTGTACTTGATAATAACTCTACAAGAGTTGTTGAGAAAGTTCAATCAAAACTTCACAGCAATGCACTTAGTGCTGGTTTCCAATTTGTTGAATATAAGGCTCCTAATGGTGTTAGAGTGAGATTGGATGTTGACCCATTCTATGATGACCCAGTAAGAAATAAGATTTTACATCCAAATGGTGGTGTAGCTTTCTCTTACAGATATGACATCTGGTATATTGGTACTATGGACCAACCTAATATCTTCAAGTGTAAGATTAAGGGTGACAATGAGTACAGAGGATACCAATGGGGTATTAGAAATCCTTTCACTGGACAAAAGGGTAATCCTTATATGTCATTTGATGAGGACTCTGCTGTAATTCACAGAATGGCTACTTTGGGTGTTTGTGTGCTTGACCCAACAAGAACTATGTCATTAATTCCTGCAATTCTGCAAGGATAAGCATAAAAATAAAAGGGGAGGGGGAAGGAACTCCTCTTCCCTTATTTTTTTTTTAACATGGAAGAGATTTGGAAACCTATAGAGGGTTTTGATAATTATAAAGTAAGCACTTTAGGTAGAGTATATAGAATACAAGGATATGGATGTAAGAAGGAAAGATTTATAACCCCTAAATATGATAAGTATGGGTATATTCTTTATAAATTGTATAACAAAGGTTCTTATAAATTTAAACTTGCTCACAGGTTAGTAGCAGAGGCTTTTATACCTAACCCTGATAATCTACCAGAAGTGAACCATAAAGATTGTGTTAGACTTAATAATAGTGTAGATAATCTGGAATGGTGTACTACTGAATACAATCAAAATTTTAGATTGGAGATATAAATATTAAATGGAGAAGTAATATGGCAAAAGAAGTTAGTAATATGATTTTGGATGATGAAGAGATTATGAAGGAAACACCAGTTATATCTGATGTGGATAACCTCTTTGAAGAACCAAAGACAAGAAAAACAAAGAAACAAGCAGTAATAGAGGACAATGATGAACCTATTAGCTGCCTAAGAAATGAAAGAGTTATAGTAAGGTTTGTTCCCAAGCAGACTGGTTTAGTTTCAAACCCTAAGCATATCCTATATGGAGGTATGGCAGAAGCAGCAGTAAGATGGTTTACTCTACCAAGATTGAGTTCTGGTATGTATGTAAATGCCCTCACTGATAAAGAGAAAGCCTATCTTGAAGAGATAATGGGTCTTGAATACAATGCTCTATCTATCTATAAGAAGGTAGATAACTTCTGGGATAATTATACAGTAAGATTAACTAAGCAAGATAATTTCTTGAACTTGGCTGACCCTGATGATTATATCAAATATAAAATCCTTTTAGCAAATAAGGACTATATTGCATCTTCTCTTCAAGAGCTGCAAGACAGACCTAAAATGACTTACCAGTTTGTAATTGTACAGGAAGGTGAGGAAGCTAAGACTGCTAAGAAGGAAATGAATGCTACAATGCAGTCATACATGAAGTTTGGTGAAGTTCAAGATGATGCTGATAAGCTGAGAGTAATCATTGAAACTATTGATGGTAGACCTCTTGCTAAGAGAACTAAGATTGAATTCTTACATGAGAAGATTAACAAGCTAATTCAAGCTGACCCAAAACTTTTCTTAAGAGTTGCAGAAGACCAGTATCTTGATACTAAAGTTCTGATTAAGAAGGCTATTGAAGAAGGTCTAATTAATAACAGAGGTGGTATGTTATACCTGAAATCTGATGGTTCTCCTCTATGTGGAGATAATGAAGAACCTACTTTAAGTGTAGCTGCTAAGTTCTTAAGTGCTCCTAAGAGACAGGAATTGAAGTTCAGTCTGGAAGCAAAGCTAAAAGAATAAAGATATGAATGTTAATGAATTTTCTAATGAATTTGATGTACTCTATAACAACATAATGAGCAATGCTGCTCCGGGGTTAAATGAGTATGAAAAGTCTGTACTACTTACTAAGGCTCAGGAAGAGATAGTTAAGAACTATTTTGAACCAGCAGGTAATAAGTATGGAAAAGGATTAGATGATTCACCAAAAAGACAAATAGATTTTTCAGAATTAATAAAGGTAGGGCAAGGAGTACTTAATACAAATGCTCCTACTATCACCTTTGATGAGAGAGCTAAGGTATATGATTTACCTGCTGACTTATTCTTGGTTATAAATGAGGCTGTTGATACTAATGCAGGAACTAAACAGATAGTTCCAATCAGTTATTCTGATTATACAAGACTTATGTCAAGACCTTATAAGGAACCAGTTAAATATCAGGCATGGAGAATAATTACTGCTTCTATAAACAATATCTCTGTAGAACTAATAGTAAACAGTAATGAAACTATTACAGACTATAAGGTAAGGTATATAAGAAGACCTGCTCCAATTATCACTACTAATCTATCTTCTGAATATGGTGATGTCACAATAAATGGTGTAAGCACTATTTCAGAATGTGAGCTTAACCCAATTATTCATAGTGAGATATTACAGAGGGCAGTTGAATTGGCTAAGGCAGCTTACCAAGGAGATTTGCAAGCAAGTGTTGAATTAGGACAAAGGTCAGAGTAAAAATATAAAGTATGACTAATAAAGAATTTTCTGATGGATTCAGTACTTTACTTAACTCATTTGGTATCACTCCTAATATAACCCTTGATGAATATGAGAAATCAACATTTCTCACTAATGCTCAGGAACAATTGATTATTGACATCTACTCTGGAAGGAATGTTATTTATGGTAAGTCCTTTGAACAGACAGAAGAAATAAGAAGATATTTGAGCAATTTGGTGGAGACCTATGAAACAAGTACTAAGGTTACAGGAAAGCTGGGATTATCACAAGACTCAGTATTCTTTGAGATACCACAAGATACTTGGTTCATTACTTATGAAGTGGCATTCCTCAAGGATAGTAGATTAGGTTGCTTGGATGGTATAGAAGCAAGTGTGGTTCCATTACCACAGGATGATTTATATAGAGCAAAGGATAATCCATTTAGAGGACCAAGTAAAGACAGGGTACTAAGACTTGATATAAAAAGTGACTTAGCTGAGTTAATCAGTAAGTATAATGTGGACAAATATTTAATGAGATATATCTCTCAACCCACTCCTATTATACTGGTAGATTTACCTGATGGACTAAGTATCAATGGTGTAAGTACTGAAAGTGAATGTGAACTAAATCCTGTAGTACACAGAGCAATACTTGAAAGGGCTGTACAGCTTGCCATAATAAGTAAAACTCAACTGACAGGAAATAAAGAATAAATATAAATGTTTAATTAAACTAAAAAAGATTATGGTAATTTCTATTAATCAAGTAAGACAGCTATATGTTGCAAAGGCTCTCAAAGCTAATACAGCAGCTCTTGCAACTGCTGGTGATATTGTACCAAAGGCAGATACAGCTAAGACTACTCTGTATTTTCAGTCTATGTCTCCTGCTGGGATTGTAGCAAGTGATAAGATTGACCTTAAGCATGTATTGTATGCAAAGGCTACACCATCAGAAGCTCTGGCTCATAAGCTGGTTAGATACTCAGTTACTCTTGATGCAGATGTATCTGCAACTCCTGTAGCAGGTCAGAATTATATCTTGAGATTGGCTTTCAGACAATATATTGGTTTGTCAGAGGAAGACCAATACTTCAAGTATGGTGAAGTAATTGCAAGAAGTGGAATGACTGCATCAGATTTCTACAAGAAGATGGCTATTTCTTTGGCTAAGAACCTTGAGAATAAGACAGAATCTACTCCTCTTGTGAATATTTACCTTAATAGTGCAGCAGCAGATGGAACTGATGTTCCAGTAACAGCTACCACTAAGGAATCTGACCTTAATAAGAATGATTATGATAAGATAATCATTGAAGAAGCTGAACAACCTTGGGTTCTTGGTATGATGCCTCAGGCATTTATTCCTTTTACTCCTCAGTTCTTGACTATTACAGTTGATGGTGAAGATAGACTTTGGGGTGTTGCAACTGTAGTTACTCCTAAGAAGACTGTTCCTGATGGACATCTTATTGCAGACCTTGAATACTTCTGTATGGGTGCAAGAGGTGACATTTACAGAGGAATGGGTTATCCTAACATTATTAAGACTACTTACTTGGTAGACCCAAGTGCAGTTTATGATGTACTGGATATTCACTATTTCTATACAGGAAGCAATGAATCAGTTCAGAAGTCTGAAAAGACTATTACACTGGTTGCTGTAGATGATGGTAGTCACGCTGCAATGAATGCTCTAATTGGTGCTATCAATACTGCATCAGGGCTTACAATTGCTACTTTATCCTAAGTGATATAGCATTAGAAGGGGCATAGAATTAACTATGCTCCTTTTTTTTTTATCAATTAAAAATATAACTATGATACATTTTAATGAACTTAGAATTAGTCAGGACAACAGATTTCTTATTATAGATGTATCTGTAGATAATCAGGACTACTTTGATGATGTCCTATTAGATAGTATAGTCATTGATACCCAAGATACTTTTGTGATAAATGGACCAAGTGACAATCCTCTTTATGTGTATAATGTAGAGGATGCCCATGATTTAACCTATTCTCTTCCTGAGCAATGTAGTTGCAACCCAGTAAGAGTTGAGGAAGATGAATCATACTGTTTCACTTATGGTACACAACAGATGAAGAATGTAAGACTTGAATTAAGTATTCAAGACTTAAAGGTTTCTCCTTGCAGTACTATGTTCTTTGTGTATGTAAAGTCTAAAGGTACTCCATCAACTGATACTCCATGTGGATTTGATAAGGACCAAATATTAGGTACTGTAATTAATTTACAACCTATATACAAACAGACTCTCAAGTATCTAAAGGAAGTAGAATGTGATTGTAATATACCAAAGGGTTTCATTGATATGATACTTAAGTTAAAGGCAATTGAACTTTGTGTTAGAACAGGAAACTATCCACAGGCTATTAAGTACTGGAATAAGTTCTTCATAAAGAATAATTGCAAGTCTCCAACCTCTAATTGTGGGTGCTATGGATAAAATGCTTGAAATATCTGAGGAAGCCATCACAAGATACTTTACTACTCTCTCACAGTTTGGATATAAGAAGTACAGTGATGTAGATAAGATAATAGTTCTCTTCTTCATGGAAGAAATGTTGGCAGGAGAAATGTCTTATTATGTGACACAAGATGATTACAGGAATATAGTCAATGCACTATATTGTCTGGCAGGAAGTACTTGTATGATAGACTTTCCAATGTTTGAGAGCTATGATACTTTGGTTCATTCTAACAATAGAACATTTGTACCAAGGATAACAGAGGATAGTATATTAAGAAGTACTCAGGAAGATGAGTTTAGAGTAGAAGCATAATCTTTATACCCTGAATATAAAAATAGTAAAACTCTTGTAGATGTAATTGTTTTAGATTATATTTGCAGGAGTTTTATTGTATAGATATGATTATAGGAATAATATATAAATATACTTCTCCCTCTGGAAAATCCTACATTGGACAAACCACTAATGAGCCTCTTAGAAGAAAGAACTGGTTTAATTCTAAATATCATTATGCTGGTAGAAAAATAGATAGAGCCAGAAAGAAGTATGGTAGAGATAAATTCAGTTATGAAATCTTGGTTAAGAATACTTATTCTTCAAGAGAGATAGCTATAGAAGACTTAAATAGACTGGAAATTTATTACATAGGATTGTATGATTCTTATAGGAATGGATATAATTCTACTATTGGAGGTGATGGAGTTGTAGGTTTAAAGTTGACCCTTGAACAAATTGAGAAAGTAAGAAAAGCTAATTTGGGGAGAACTATCCCTATAGAACAAAGAAGGAAGGCTTCTATAAAAATAAAAGCATTGTTAAATGAACCTGAGATGAAAAAGAGAATGTCCATTATTAGAAAAGGTAAGCCAAATCCTAAAGCAGTAAAAGCAATGAGTGAATCCAACTGCAAACCTATTTTACAATTAAATCTAAGTGGCAAACTTATAAGGGAGTTTGATAGTATTAAAAGTGCTATACAAAGTCTTGGAATTAAAGCTGCTACAAGTAACATATCTAATGTTTGTAAGGGTAAAAGAAATAGTGCTTACGGTTTTAAATGGAAATATAAGGAGGAATAAATATGACATGGAGAGAAATTATTTATATGTGTTCAGATGAATTAAAACTATCATCTGATGATAGTTTTTATACAAATGACCACTTAATATTCCTGTTAGTAAAATACAGGAGTTTTTTACTGAAACAGAGATACTCTGATATAAAGAAACAGATACCAGATAGTAACTATCAGAGTATATGTTTAGACCTTATTGAGGTTCCAGCTATTAGTGGAGAACCTTGTGAAGGTAGCTCCTATTTAAGAAGTAAAGATAAGATTCCTACTACTATGATGGTAGGTAATCCAAGGGTATATCCTACTGACTTCTATCAGGGTGAAATAGCTTACATAAGTAGGGATAGAATGAGATACATAGGATATAATAAGTTTATGAGGAATATAATCTACTGCTCAAAAGCCCCAGATGGATATTTATATTTCAAGTCATGGAATCCTCAATTCCTTTATATTGAGAATGTAAGATTCAGTGCTATCTTTGAGGATGCTAAGGAAGCATCAGAAATGGCTTGTCCAGAAGAGAGTGGTACAATATGTAGGTTAGAGGATAAGGAGTTTCCAATAGAAGATGCTTTAGTTCCTCCACTTATAGAGTTAGTAGTAAAAGAACTAAGAGGTCCTGAGTATAGTCCTAAGGATGAAGATAATAATGCTCATGATGATTTGGATGATTTGAATAAGAGATAATGGAGACACTGGGAGAATTTAAAAGGAGGATAAAGAAGGTCAACCAACCAAGAGAATATAAGGTAAGAAACTCTTTAGGAGTATATGATGCTTATAAGTATTATAGAAAGAATAAACCTGATAGTAAGGAGTATGTTCTTACTGAGTCACAATACTTTGCTATCATAAGAAAGATAAACTTACTTTTGGTTGATGAATTATTGATGGGTAATGATGTCAGACTTCCTAAATCAATGGGTACTATTGAGGTAAGAAAGTATGATAGGAGAGTGAGGTTAGGAATGGATGGAAAGATTCATACTAATCTTCCTATAGACTGGGATAAGACACTTAAACTCTGGTATGAGGATGAAGAGGCTTTCAAAGATAAGACATTAGTTAGAGTAGAAGAGAATGAAATCTTTAAGGTATATTACAATAGAGAGTCAGCTACTTATAACAATAAATCTTATTATGAATTCTTATTCAATAAAGATTTAAAGATAAGACTTAAACAAAGAATAAAGGAGGGTTTAATAGATGCTCCTTACTTAGAAAGGAAATTAAGATATGGTTAATAATATTAATTGGGTAAAATTACCTGTAATCTTAGATAGGCTGTTGAGGCATCCCCTTCTTACAGATTTGAATCTGGAGACAGCTATTCAATATACACTGGACTTTATTGGTGCAATGGGACTTCCTAATGTCTATGTTGATAAGGTAGAAACAATAGATATTAATGAGTACAGAGGTGAACTTCCATGTGATTTAATCTCTATTAATCAGGTCAGATTACATAAGAATGGAATAGCACTTAGGGCAATGACTGATAATTTCAATGCTTATCCTACCCATAATCATGAAGAAAGAGATTGGAGAGAGAGGGGAGAACCCTCTTTCAAGACACAGGGTAGAGTGATATTTACTTCAATCAAACATGAAAAGGTGGATATTAGTTATAAAGCTATTATGTTGGATGATGAGGGTCTTCCTTTAATTCCAGATAACTCTATCTTCCTTAAAGCACTGGAACTATACATTAAGAAGGAATGGTTCACTATCCTTTTTGATATGGGTAAGATAAGTCCTGCTGTACTAAATAATACTCAACAGTCCTATGCCTTTGTTGCTGGACAGTGCAATAATGAGTTCTTAATACCATCAGTTAGTGAGATGGAGGCAATTACAAATTCTTGGAACCAGTTAATTCCAAGAACTAATGAATTTAGATATGGATTCAAAAATCTTGGAAATAAAGAATACATCAGAAGTCACTAAGTGGACTATTTATAGACATGTTTCTCCTTCTGGTAAGATTTATGTAGGTATTACCTCTAAAGAGATTAACAGAAGATGGAGATATGGTACTGGGTACTCTAATTGTATTCTATTTCAAAATGCTATAGATAAATATGGATGGGATAATATAAAACACCAAGTTCTGTTTACAAACCTTACAGAAGATAGAGCTAAGAATTTAGAGAAAGATTTAATAAGACATTATAAGAACTTAGGAGTCTCTTATAATATTACTGATGGAGGTGATGGTCACTTAGGTTGTAGTTGGACTCCTACTGTATATACAAGAACTATATGGTCAACTCAAAGGAAAGATAGAAAGCTCTCAGAAGAACATAAGAAGAAGATTTCTGATACTATGAAAGGAAGACCTATGAGTAAAGATGTATATATTAAAGGAGTAACTATAGTAAAAACCCTTTTAGCTAAACCAGTTATCCAACTCAGTTTAAGTGGGGAATTTATAAGAGAGTTTCCTTCTATAAAAGAAGCTGCAAGAAGTCTTAATATAAAATCTGATAGAGACATTATTAGATGTTGTAAGGGAGAAAGAAAATCAAGAGCTGGTTATAAATGGAAATATAAAGATGAATAAATATGGCACTAAAGAAAGAACAACACTTTTTTAAGGGAATGCAGAGAGACTTATCAGTCTCTAAGTTCAATCCAGAGTATGCCTTTGATGCTCAGAACATTAGAATAACTGCAAGAGATAATAACACTCTCTTGACAGTTACTAATGAAAGAGGTAATAAGGAGATATCATTACAATCTCCTTCTGGAGACCCTGTAGCTATTGATGGAGTATTACTTGGACAGAATGTGCTTAATAACTATGTGACCCTCTTTACAAAAGGTACAAATGATAATATCTACAGACTTGAGAATAAGGGTACTTATTTTGAGACTCTACTTCTATTCTCAGGTAATCTGAATTTCAGTACAGATTATCCTATTGAGAATATTGGTGTGTATGAAAATGATAATATTCAGAAGGTATATTGGATTGATGGATTGAATCAATCAAGGGTTATTAATATTGTGGCTACAGATGGTGTAAAGGCTAAATGGGATAATAATTCATTTAACTTTGTACAGGACTTAGGTCTTAAAGAAACTGTTACAGTCACAAGGAATGACCTTGCAAGTGGTTCATTTTCATCAGGTGTAATTCAGTATGCTTTCACTTATTATAATAAGTATGGGCAGGAGAGTAATATATTTTATACCTCTCCTCTTGAATATATATCCTTTGCAAGTAGAGGAGCCTCTCCAGAAGAGAAAGTTAGTAATAGCTTTACTATTACCATAGAGAATGCAGATACAAGATTTGACTATGTAAGAGTTTACTCTATTCATAGAGCAAGTATAGATGCTACTCCTAATGTACTTAATGTAGTAGATATTCCTATTAATCCTGTTACAAGAGCTACAACTACTCTTACTTATGTAGATAATGGTACTACTGGAACAAGTGTAGACCCTACTGAGTTATTATATGTAGGAGGTGAGGATGTAGTTTTTGGAACTATGGCTCAGAAGGATAATACTCTATTCTTAGGTAATGCTAATATACAGAGAAAGTTAGTAGGCACTGACATCATAAATAAAATAAAAGGAGGATATGTAAACTTTGGTCCTAAGTATGTAGGTAATTATACACAAACTTCTGGATTCTATCCATACAAGAATAGCTTATATCTTGGTTCTAAGATTAAGAGTTTTAAATATCTTGAGTGGTATAGATTTGGTGTACAGTTTCAACATAAGAGTGGTAAATGGTCAGAACCAGTATGGATAAATGATAGTTACAACTCCCAATATAAACCTTCTCTTACAAGTGGTTCATTAAGTTTAATACAGGCTCAGTACTCACTTCCTGCTGATGTAATTCAGTTAGCAATAAATCAAGGATTTACAAGAGTAAGAGGAGTAGTGGTATATCCTACACTTACAGATAGGGAAGTAATTGCTCAAGGTATCTTGTGTCCTACTGTATATAATGTTGGGGATAGATTCAGTAACTCTCCATTTGCACAGGCTTCATGGTTCTCAAGACCTAATCTTGCATTTGATATTGAACATAATCAATCTAACTGGACTGGATTTGGTGATTGGTCAGACTATGCTAATTCTAAGGCAGCAGTAATAAGGAATAGTAATGTGAATCTTACTGTAAACCCCGGAACTCCCCAAGAGAAGACTATTCTTATTGATATAGTTAATAAGGGTGCATGGGCTGAGTTCAGACATAATAAACCAATTCCTAATAACTGGGAGAGAGGTTCAGAAATACAGTGTCTGGCTAATGTTCCATCAAGTCCTTATGTATCTCAATCAGGTTCAGACTTGAACTCATGGTCAGCCAACCATGCTGAATATTTCTTCATTGACCAATCTATTCTTACACTTCACTCACCAGATATTGAGTTTGATGATGGAGTACAGAACTTAGATTCATCAGGTCTTAAGATGAGAATAGTAGGTGTAGTACCTATGACAGGTAATGCCTCAGATATAGATATTCAGACTTCAACTCCTGCCAATGATACAGATAAGATGGGATTCTACAAGGAATTTGTAGGAGTAGAGAATAATTCTTATCATGGTTTAAAGAACTTAGTTTCTGGAGCATATTGGTTTGATAAAATGACTGATATGGAAAGTGTAGATGATGACCACGGATATACAGAAGCCTTTATGGTTTATGCTTGGCATAGAAATGGCTCACTGAATAACCAAGGTCCTGTTACTGAGGGAACAAGAACTGCAATGCTTGATAAGAAAAAGATTTCAAATATGAAATTCTCTTCTTTCTCTTACTTCTTGAATTCTCCTTGGCTTGCTTATATAGAGAATGATAATAATCATACTGGTATTACTGGTGTAAGTATATTCAACTCTAATGAACAATCATTAGTAAGAATACCTTCTCCTGCAAACTCAGGCTTAGGAGACTTGAATTACTATGGTAATATTGATAAGGTATTAGCTGCTACAAGGGTAGATGATGAATATACAGTTACCATGAATTTTCAAGATGGTCAAAGAACTGAGACTCTGAATAGGAAAGATGGTTATCCTATAGTTGTAACTGGAGTAAATACTGCTGCAACTTATGCTCACCAATTATTTGTGGGGGGTTCATTCCCTATACAGTTTGTTAAGAGAAGTGATGGTAAACAGCTTACAAAGGTTCCTAATGGAACTGATGCTGTAAGAATCAAGTATAAATCAACTCCTCATGCTGTATTTGCACTTAACTGGACTAAAGATGGTAAGCAAGTAGTATTACCTACTAACAGTGAGACAAACTATACAGATTCATGGTCAGTAAACCCTGTTGTTCAGAATCCAGATAATACCCACTTCTTCTGGAATCCAACAGCTAAGAGAATTACAGATACCACATCTACTATTAAGGATAATACTTATCAGGATGTAATCTCTGGATATACAAGTAATTTCTATGATAATAATTATAGTTACTTATTCCTTGCTGAATTATATAATGATAATGTTCAGAATAGATTTGGAGGTCAGACAGAAGAAGCATTTGAGAATAACCATTGGTTGCCAGCAGGGGAGCCATTTAGCTTATTAGATGCTGATGGAAATCCAGTACCTTATCTTTATGTGTATTATACAGAGGGAGATACTTTCTTCCAAAGGTATGATTGTATGAAGGTTTATCCTTCAACTCTTGAAGACCAGAATAGTGTGAATGAGATTGTATCTTTCATGTGTGAGACAAGGGTTAATATAGAAGGCAGGTATGACAGGAATAGAGGTCAGATTAGTAATTTAACTATGACTCCTACTAACTTTAATATGATGAACCCTGTGTATAATCAAGCTAATAACTTCTTTAATTATAGGGCAATCAATCATGATAAGTTCAATCTTAACTACTTCCCTAATACTATTACATGGACTAAGGAGAAACAATTAGGAAGTATTATTGATACTTGGACTAATATCACTATGGCATCTACCTTAGACCTTGATGGTGATAAGGGAGAAGTAGTTTCATTGAATACTTTCAAGAATGAAATCTTTGCTTTCCAGAGAATGGGATTAAGTAACATTCTATTCAACAGTAGAGTACAGGTACCAACTTCTGATGGTATGCCAATTGAGATTACTAATGGATTGAAGGTAAGTGGTAAGAGGTATATAAGTAATACTATAGGCTGTGCTAATAAATGGTCTATTGCAGAATCTCCTTCTGGACTATACTTCATAGATAATGAGACTAACTCTCTATATTTATTTAATGGAGAGATAACCAGTCTATCTGATAAGTTAGGTTTCAGACAGTGGATTAATACACACAATGTTCATGTGAACTGGGAACCTGTTGGTTATAATAACTATAGGTCATTCTATGATAAGAATAACAATGATGTGTACTTTACTTATAAAGACCATTGTCTGTGTTACTCAGAGTTGATTAACCAATTTACTTCATTCATGAGTTATGAAGGAGTCCCTGCTATGTTCAATATAAGTAGTGACTTCTATGCCTTCAAGAATGGTAAGATGTGGGAACAATTTGCTGGAGACTATAATATGTTCTTTGGTGAATATAAACCATTCAGTATTACCTTTGTAGCTAATGCTGAGGAACCAAATGATAAGATATTCAATACAGTGGAGTTCAGAGCTGATAGCTGGGATGGTGATAACTTGATAAGCAACAAGACCTTTGATACTCTTGATGTATGGAATGAATATCAACATGGTACTACAGCTCTCACTAATATGCTTGGACATCCTTCTCCATTAAAGAAGAAGTTCAGGATATGGAGGGCTAATATACCAAGGGCAATTGCTAATAACAGAGATAGGATAAGGAACACTTGGGCTTATATTAAGTTAGGAATGAACACTCCTAATACATATAGAACAGAGTTCCATGATGCTATTATTCACTATTTTGCATAATTAATAAGAGTCCATAAACATTTTAGTTTGTGGACTCTTTCTTTTTTAATTAAAGGCTTTTTTTATTCAATAACTTTATATACATTTGCAACAAAATTAATTATACTATGGCTAAGAAAAAAATTAAGAGAAGAGGCAAGATGCCTCCTAATATATTTGATACTGGAGGTCAAAGCTGGGGACAGCAATCCTCAGAACAATTCTCAAATGCCTTTAAAGGGGAGAATCTTGGCAATTCAATAGGAAGTATTGGAGGTGCTGTTGGTGGGGTAGTCCAAGCAGGAGTATCTAATGCACAGATAGCAGACACCAGTGGAATTGAGGCTCAGAATAAAGCTCAAAAGAATATGGTAGTAGGTGCTTCATCCAATGATGATTTGATGAGTGAATGGGGTTCATGGAATAAAGTGAAAGATGATTATTCATGGAAAGATGTCAGAGGTGGAAGTACTGGTCAAAGAGTTACTAATACTATTGGAGCTGCTGGTCAAGGGGCTGCTGCTGGAGCATCTGTAGGTGGTCCTATTGGAGCTATTGTAGGTGGTGTAGTAGGTCTTGGTAGTGCTATTGGTGGATGGCTTGGTGGTAATAGAAAAGCCAAGAGAAAAGCTAAAAGACTTAATAAAGCTGCTAAAGAAGCTAATGAGAGAGCACTAACTTCTTTTGAAACAAGAGCTGAGAACATAGATACACAGAATGACTTTAATATGTTAGCAAACTTCTCTGCTTATGGTGGTCCACTTAACTTTGGTAGTGGTGCAATAGGCTATGAGTTTGATAATAGATACTTAAATAATCAAGAGATGAGTGCAATTGCTAAACAAAGATTGACCTCTCTTCCTAACTCATTTCAAGCATTACCAGAGATGAATACATATAATGCTTTTGCAGAAGGTGGTGGCTTATCCAGAGAGAAAAACTATGGTTCTAAGAAAAAGCCTTATCCATCTGTTCCTTCTGGAGACTTTGCAGGACCTCACAGGAGTTACCCAATACCAACTAAAGCTGATGCAAGAGATGCACTCAGATTAGCTGGATTGCATGGTAAAGAGAGTGTAAGAAGAAAGGTTCTTGCTAAATATCCTTCACTAAAGGCTTTTGGTGGAAGTCTATTTGATGATGTAGTAGGTAATAACTTCAACCAATCTTTCACACAAGGAATGTTCCAACAAGAACCTGAACAAACTGTTCAAGCAGCTAATATAGCTAAGGATGGTGGTGGTATTCACATCAAGAAGAAAAACAGAGGTAAGTTTACTGAATACTGTGGAGGTAAAGTAACAGAAGCATGTATTAGAAGAGGAAAGAATAGCTCTAATCCTACTACAAGAAAGAGAGCTACTTTTGCACAGAATGCAAGGAATTGGAATGCTTTTGGAGGATGGTTGAATACACAAGGTGGAGACTTTACTAATGGAGTTACATTTATTGATGAAGGAGGTTCTCATGAAGAAAATCCTTATCAAGGAATCCAAATAGGAGTTGACCCAGAAGGTGCTCCTAACTTAGTTGAGCAAGGTGAAGTAGTTTATGATGATTATGTATTCTCTGATAGAATGGAAATACCTGATGATATAAGAAAGGAATACAAGTTAAGAGGTAAAACCTTTGCTAAGGCTGCTAAATCTGCACAAAGAGAAAGTGAAGAAAGACCTAATGACCCTCTAAGTAATAGAGGATTACAAGCTGCTATGGAAAGAATAGCTACTGCACAAGAGGAAGCAAGACAAAGAAAAGAGGCTCATAGAGAGGGAAATGAATACCCAAGTATGTTTGCTTATGGTGGTGATACAGACCCTACTTATGGACTGGCTTTACAAGACCCAATGAGTGCTGAGGAACTTGAAGCTCTTATGGCACAATATAATGAGGTTCCTGAAACAGCTCCAGAAGGTAATAATGATAAGAGGCAGACTTGGACAAGATATGCACCAATTATAGGTTCTGGTTTAGCAAGTCTATCAGACTTATTTAGTAGACCAGATTATAGTGGTGCTGATATGATAAGTGGAGTGGATTTAGGTGCTGAGGCAGCAGGATATGCTCCTATTGGAAACTATCTATCTTATAGACCTTTAGACAGGGACTTCTATATCAACAAGATGAATCAACAGGCTGCTGCTACAAGAAGAGGGCTGATGAATACCTCAGGTGGTAATAGGCTTAATGCTCAAGCTGGAATACTTGCTGCTGACTATAACTATGGTCAGAACATGGGTAATTTAGCAAGACAAGCAGAAGAATATAATCAACAGTTGAGAGAAAGGGTTGAGGCATTCAATAGAGGTACTAATATGTTTAATACTGAGACTGGACTCAAGGCTTCAATGTTTAATGCAGAATCAAGAAATGCAGCTAAGAGAGCAAGATTAGGACAGGCTACTACTGCTGCTCAAATGAGACAAGCTATTAAAGACCAAGATAGTGCAAGAAGAAGTGCTAATATAACTAACTTCTTACAAGGTTTAGGTGATATGGGATGGGAAAATGAGCAAGCTAATTGGCTTGATACATTAGCTAAATCAGGTGTTCTTAAGATGAATACCAAAGGAGAATACACTGGAGGAACTAAGAAAGCTAAAGGTGGTAAAGTAAGAACTAAAAAGAAGAAAGGATTGACTTATGGCTAATTTCAGTTTTGTAAGTGGTGCTAAGTTCAGACCATTCTCTTATCAGGAAATGCTTCAACCACTTCAAGCATACACTCAAGAATATAATACTATTCAAGAGGGTATGGGTGAATTAGGAACTAAAGCAGATATCTTTGATAAGATGGCTAATGAACAGACAGACCCACAGGCTTATGCAATGTATAAACAGTATTCTAATGACTTGGCTGCACAAGCTGAGTCATTAGCTAAACAAGGTCTTACTCCTGCAAGTAGGCAGGGATTAATTGATATGAAGAGAAGATACTCTTCTGAGATTATACCTATAGAACAGGCTTATAAGAGAAGACAAGAGTTAGTAGATGAACAAAGGAAATTACAGGCTCAGGATAGTACACTACTATTTGATAGACCTGCTTCTACACTTTCCTTAGATGAACTAATATCTAACCCAGCTTTATCACCACAATCCTATTCTGGAGCACTATTATCCAAACAAGTGGGTACTGCTGCACAGAACTTAGCTAAGGAAGTAAGAGAGAACCCAAGAAAGTGGAGAACAATCTTAGGTAATCAATACTATGAAACTATCATGCAGAAGGGATTCAGACCTGAGGAAATTATGCAGGCTGTACAGAATAATCCTGAGGCTTCTCCTATACTTCAAGGTATTGTGGAAGATGCAGTAGGAAGTTCTGGTATCAGAAGCTGGGGTGATGAGAATATTCTCAATAGAGCTTATGATTATGCAAGACAAGGCTTGTGGAATGCAGTAGGTGAAACTCAATATCAAACCCTTTCTAATAAGGCTTATGACTATGCAATGCAGGAAAGGTTAGCTGCTGCAAGGAAAGGTAAGACAGAAGGAACTCCCTCTGCTGTATTTAGGTCAGTACCTAAAACTAAAGTAGATGGGGACAAGAAGACTACTGAACTTAATAATGACCTACAGTTCATACAACAGTTAAGAGCTAATCCTTCTATGATTAATGAAGAAGTTGAGAGAATTAATCCGGGTTATCCAACTCAGTATGGTGTGAATGTTGGTGGTGGAATATATAAGGTTAAACCTCATGCAGAAAGACTTCAACAGATAATCAAGAAGTATGATATGAAGGATGGTAATATGGACCAACTTGAACAGAAGTTACAAGCTGACATCAGGAGTAGTGCTGTAAGAAGTTTTGTCTATAAACCTAATATAACTCAGAGTGATTTAATATCACAGGTTATCAAGGAGAATGCAAGAACCTTAGGAGCAGCTACAGAATCAACTGGTCTTTATGAACTTGATGATAATAGGAAGGGAGACCCTATTAAGTTAAAGAATATCTCAGATTACTTCACTGGTGACAATGATATAAGTTATGACCCAGAGGTTGGACTTATAATCAATGCTACTAAGGATGGTAAGACTAAATCAGCAGTTATTGACCCTGAGTTAATTGATGATGCAGACAGGAATGTTGCTAATATTATGCACAACATTAATACATATCTTGAATATGGTTATGACCAGCAAGCTCAAGCAGAAATCAATAATATGATGAATTATATCTACGGTAAGTTCAATACACTTGCCAAGAGACAAAGTAATACAGATTCTAAATTAGAGTAGAAGAATATGGCAAATAATCAACAAATCCAAGACCCATCTACACAAGGAGTAGGTGGGTTAAGGGGAATTAAAAGTATAGATGCACTAAAGCAAGAAGGACTTATAAGAAGTACTCCGCAAATTAATAGTGTGGAGGACTTCAAACAAGTCTCTAATAGTGCCCTACAAAGAGCTGTACCTCAAGAGGTAGGTTTTGTTGGAGTAAATGATAGTATGTTTGATGATAACATCACTTCTATGACCCAACTTGATAACTTAGCCAATACAAGGGGTGAGATGCAACCTTGGTATGCCCAAATAGGTGCTGGTTTAGCTAAGGGTGCTGTTCTTGCAGGTACTACCTTTGCTGATGGTATCATTGGTACTATAGTAGGTTTAGGTAATGCAGCAGCTACAGGGACATTCTCAGGCTTTTGGGATAATCCTTTCTCAAATGCAATGCAGAGAGTTAATGAGTGGTCAGAGTCAGCTCTACCTAATTATTATACTGATGCAGAGAAGAATGACCCTTGGTATGAGAATATATTCTCAGCTAACTTCATTGGGGATAAGTTCCTTAAGAACTTAGGTTTTGCTGTTGGTGCTGCCTACTCTGGTAAGATTAGTGCTGCTGGTATGTCCAGAATCTTAAGTCTTAATAAAGCAAGACAAGCATTTAAAGGTGCAGTTACAGCCTCAGGTGAAGCTCTTAACCCTAATGCAGCTCTACAGGCTTACAGGGAAGGAGATTTATTTCTTGATGGTGTAAGACTTACTGATGAATTAGCAAGGGATGCTAAGAAACTTAAGATGGCTGAGCCTACTCTTAAACTAACAGGTGCTTTCTCAGGTGCATTAGGTGAAGCAAGAATTGAGGCTATACAGAATAGTAAAGACTGGTTTGAGCTTCATAAGCAACAACTTGATGATGCACAAGCTAAAGTAGCAGCCCAAGAGAGAGAATCTATGCTTAGAGAGTTCCCTCAATTTGCACAGTATCAGATTTCTTCTGATGGAAAGTCTTTTGAGCAAGTTCTCACTCCAGAAGGACAAGCTATGTTATGGGAAAGAGTAGATGCTAAGTTTGATTACAATGGTGGGCTACAGAAACTATCAGAAGATAGGGCTAAGATGGGTAATATAGACTTTGCTCTGAATATCCCATTACTTACTGTATCAGATGCTTGGCAGTTTGGTAAGTTCTATGCAGGTGGATATAATACAGCTAAAAGAGGTAGTCAGATACTAAGGACAGTTGCAGAGGATGGTACTATAAGTTATAGTGCAGCTAAACCTTCTGTACTTAGAAATGCTTTAAAACTTTCATCTAAAGCTATTGCAGAAGGTCCCTATGAAGAAATGGGACAGGCTGTTGCAGGCAAAGTTGCAGGATATAAATATGCCTCTGAACTTAATGACTTCTATGGAGCCAAGATAGACCCAGATGCAGAGAGTGAAACTATTGATTGGTTGCAAGCTACTGCAAAAGCTATTCAACAAACCTATGGTACTGTTGAAGGATGGGAAGAGGGTTTCATTGGTGGTTTAACTGGTTTAGTAGGTATTCCGGGCTTTAGAAGTACAAGAAATAGTGAAGGTGGTTTCCAATCTCCAGTGTATCTGCAAGGAGGTATTAAGGAAGATATTCAAGAGATAATAGAAAGAAGTGAGAAGGATGATGCTATAGTAGCTCAATTAAATAATAGAGTACAATCACCTGAGTTCCTTAACTACTATCAATCAGCTATCAGACATAATGCCTATCAAAAACAAATGGATGAAGCTGCTGACAATAATGATAACTTTGAGTTTAAGAATGCTGAACACAACCAGCTCATTAGTGATGTTATCATGTTTGATAAGGCAGGGAGAATACAAGATTTATATGATATAATTGATGAGGCTGGAAGTATTAAACCAGAGGATGTTGAACAAATAAGACAGCTTACTACTAATCAGGAAACTGGTACATCAGTATATGATAATATGACTGATGAAGAAGTAATTGAGCAGATTCAAAAGCAAACCCAAGAGACTAAGGAAGCTGTAGATAACTACAGAAAGATTAGTCAAGACCTACAGGTTAAGATTGGTGATTACTTTGATGAAGATGGTCTTGAAGAAATGACTTATTACTTCTCAAATATTGATAACCTTGAAAACAGGTTTAAGTCAGTACATGAGGATATAAAGGACAGACTCCAAGGAGTACTTGATGCTTCAATGGATAGGGAATTTATTAGTGACAGTGATGAGAATAAGATTAATAGGTTATCAGATTTATTGAACTATTCTCCTGTAAGACTAATTAATGAACTTGCTGATTCAAAAGAAGCTCAAGCCTATATCTCTTTATTAGATAAGGCATTACAGACTGACCCTAATAAGCAGGATATAATTGATGAGGTTAATGACCTCCATAAAATAGCTGAAAGAAGACTTGATTTCATTGACAAGTATGATACTTATCTTAGAAATCCTCAGGCTCTACAACAAAAGCAAGAGAGACAAAGAGAGAATATAATAAGGGAAAATGAAAGACAGGAGATAGCCAAGACTAAGGATGCAGCATTAGCTGCTACTAACCTTAATGAGTTTAGAGAAGCATTGAATAATGAGCCTGATTCATCTAAAAGACAACAGATTCTTGATGAACTTGAGAATGAAGGTAATAAGATGGCTAAGGACTATAAGGAAGTTCAAATGTATAATAGTGAAGTGAGCAGGGCAATAGATAGACAACCTATCTCTCCTGAGGCTAAAACTAATGCACAAGAGCTACTTAGAACTCAACATGAAAATGCAAATAATCTTGAGGAAATGGCTAATCCTAACTCAGTTTTCATTAATAATCCAGAGAGTCTATATGATGAAAATCTACCAGATGATTTGAATATGATGAATTTTGCTGAGGCTCAATATGGTCTTCTGTCTGCAATGAGTGAGGTTAATAATGACCAAAGATTCAAAACAAGATTTCCTTCTGAGTATCTAAAACCAGTTGAGAGAACAGATGGTACAAAAGGAACTACATCAAAAGATACAACTGGAGATAGTGGTACAACAACAGTCCCACCAGTTAATGCTGGACCAGTTGATACTTATGAACCTCCTGTAGGTAATATTACTCCTCAAATGGTAGCTGAGGAAAATAAGAAAGCTAATGAAAATGCTCCTACTCCTCAATCATTAGATAAGGATGCAAAAGGTAAAAGGCAATATTATAGACCCACTATTCCTGAATTACATATCAATGCAAGTAAGGATGGAGACTTTAGACCTTTCAATGTGGTAGTTGCAGAGAAAGAGAACTTGAACTTTGATGAACTTTATAACTACCTTAGAGATAATAGAGCTTTCAGTTATGTAAATGAAGGTAATCTAAAGGCAGGTGATGAACTTGGCTTCATGATTGACCCTGAATTTAATGACCATACAATCTTTATTGTAGATAAGAGAAATAACCAAATAGTAGGTTCATTAGATGAAAGTCAGTATGTAGTAGATAGATATGAAGGTCTTGCAGGTCTAATTGAAAGAGTGAAAGAAGAGTTCAATCAGACTGGAAAGGATAAGAAGTTCATAGCTACTCCTACCACAAGAGTATCTCAGATAATGGTTGGTAGAATACCTTATAGTACAGAAGAAAGAAACATGGGAGAAATACCTAATGTATCTGCTTCATCTATCTTTGGTATTGTAAAGAATGGTATCTTATCTACCAATGGTAGAATCAGTGATGATTTAATCACCAAGCCAATGGATATGAGCCAAAAGGAAGGTAGGATGTATATCCTTATTCCTAATGCTGCTGGTAAATATAGTCCTGCTGCTGTAAGGGTTAAGCACTTCAATGAGAGTGAGTATAATCCAGAGGATGTTACTATTAACTCAACTCCTTTGTACAAGAATATAAAGAAGAGTATTGATGCTTTAGCTAATGCTTTTACAGAGGAAGATGTTAATAATGCAGTAAAAGACTTAGCAAGAAGTCTATATATTGGTGATGTTCATATTGACTATATACAAGGTAAGAATGGTAATGGTATCAGGTTCACTAAGGTTCAGAGAGATGCTAATAAGAATGAAATCTATGATGAAATAGATGGTAAGAGAGTCAGAAGAGAAGATGCAAGAACTGTATTCTTAACTGAAAGATGGGACCCTAATGTTCTTTATGAATTAGGTGGAGAGGGTGTTAAAACTCAACCTGATACCAGAGATTCACAGGAAGTAGCCAGTGAGATACAAAACATTTTAATGGCATTCAATCTTCCATTACAGGTGAATTTAGGTATGCTTAATAAGGGAGGCTACAATAATATGTTACTCTCTTCTGGAGTAATGACATCCAATATAATAGATGCCAGTGTAAAAAGTAACTGGTTTACAACAGATTATTTTGATATACAAGGCAACTTACAGCAAGCTCTAAATCCTGCATCAGTTAAGGCTGAGGAAGGTAGAAAGATACAAACTCCTGTAGGAGGTACAGAGGGAGCTATTGCAGGAACTACAGTTTCATTTGATAATACTACATACCATGTAGATTTGACTTCAAATACTGTAAGGGATAATAATGGTAGAACTCTTAACTCTTTCCCAGAGTCTATTCTTGATATGGCTTATATACAAGAAAACTATGGGGATGCTCAGAATGGCTCCATGATGATGGGGGGTATCACCCTTCTTCCTAATGGTAAGGTTCTGAACAGAAATACAGGTCAGTATGTAACTGGTGCTGCATCAGATAAATTCAAACAGAAATTGGCTGATAGAAAGAAGACTGTAGCTGACTCTAAGAAAGTTATAGACCAGATTGCAGAGAATCAAGCTAAGGTTGATAAGACAAGAACTGATGGTGAGTTCTATTATATCCTTGAGGATGATGGTGAATACCATGAATATAAGAGGGTACATTCAGTATTAGGAAGTAATTGGATTGAGTCTCCTAAACAGACTAAAGCTCTACAAGATTTAAGAGTTAATCTCTCAAAGAATGCAGATAATGTAACACAATTCAATAACTATCTTAAGAACTTAAGTAACCATTATGGTGTAGACCTTACAGCTTTTGAGGGTAAGATTGATGCAAGAAGTAGAGATACTATTGTGAATATAGTGAGGGATAAAATGTCTGGAACTAATTCACAAAGAGCATTAGATGCAGGTACTTCTGTAGATAGTGTAATCAGGAACTTCTTCACATCAAGTGAGATGCCAGTTAAACCAAGTAATATGTCTGAACAGGCATTTAATGATTTGGTTACTTCTCTTACTGAAATTAAGAGTAATATTGAAGCAAGGGGTGAGACATTCCTTACTAATAATATAGTACTCTTCAATAAGTATGAGAATGGAAATAGAGTAGCTGGTGAGGTTGATATTCTCTCTGTAGATGCTAATGGAAACTTCAAGATATATGATGTTAAGACAAGTAGATATAGCTTCTATGACTTTGTTGATAGAAATGGTAGAAAGGTTAATTACTTCAAGAATAAATCTAATACCCAAACAATGAGTCAGGAGCAGTATTATACTAAACAATTAAGTGCTTATAAGAACTTATTTGAGTCTCAATATCATACTCCTATCACTACTTTAGCTATATTACCCTTTGTACTTGAGTACAATAAGGATAATGTTAGTAGAGTAACTAAGGAGAAGGGTATTCTTCTTAACTATGATTCATCTGTGAATGTTCCTTTAGTTGGTAGTGTAGCTACTCCAGAAGTGAATAATACTAATAGTAGCTTACCTATATTCAACAGTACATTTGAAACAAGAGAACCTATAAACAATGTTCTACCAGACTATAGTATGTCAGATAGTAAAGTAGGTTACTTCTTGAGAGATGGAAAGTTACATACAGGTTATCTAAGTCCTATTGGAAAGGTGAATGGAGTTGAGGTGTATATGACTAAGGTTCCTAATATTACTAAAGGCTTTGGAAATCAACCTGCACATGTTGCATCTAATGATTTCTATGCAGTATTTCCTAATGGTAATACCATTGCTTTAGTAAAGAATGCTGTACTATCATATAGTGAAACTGAGGCTAAGAACAATATAAAGAAGATACTGGAAGGTAATCCTCAGAGAGTTGTAGATATGTCTCAGGAAAGTACTATACTTTATACTCCTTCTGCTGAACCAGTTAAGATTGAGAAGCCTATTATTCCTGCTACTATTAATCAGTCAGATGCAAGTGGTGCTCAGGCTACAGTAGCTAAAGAGCAAGCTATTAACCAGACTGATGAAGAGTTTGATGTAGAGTTTGAATTAAGAAAAGTTGATGATTTATCAAGACCTATATGGGATAAAGATAAGGAGTTAGCTTGGTTAAATAAGGTTCTACCTCAACTAAGTGAGAGTGAAAGAGTAGTAGTTACTAATGGTCTTATCAGAGTAGCTAAGACTGGTGCATTAGCATGGGGTCAATTTAATAATGGTATCATTACTTTAAGTAATATAGCTGCTGAGGGAACTACATACCATGAAGCATTTCATGCAGTATTCCATTTACTCACAGAACCTACACTTAGAGATGAACTACTTCAAGAAGCTAAGAGAACTTATGGAGACTTAAGTAACTCACAACTTGAAGAAGCTATGGCAGAAGGTTTCAGAGAGTATGTAATGTCTCAAGACACTCAATCATTAGGTACTAAGATAATCAATTTCTTCAAGGAATTGCTTGCTAAAGTAACTAATTGGAACAGTCTAAGACCTTCTCTTACTGAATATTACAGGAATATTAATGAAGGACATTACTCTAACATAACCTATAAAGTACCATCTCTTCAAGAGATGAGAAATCAGGAGGGGGTACAATCCTCAATGGATTTCAGTAGTATTGAGACTGAAACAAGGGAAGCACTTGAAAAGAAAGGATGGACAGAAGAAATGTGGAACTCTATCTCACAAGAGGAAAGAGAGCAAGCTATCAGATGTTCATAGCTTCAAACATGAGGTTTAAATTTTTTATTAAGGTGTAAATAAAAAGGGGAGGTAGAATAATCTACTTCCCCTTTCTTCTTTTAAGCCTATTGCTTAAAGAATGGTATTTGGTCTTCAATATAGATACCTCTCATGACTGTGTTATACATAGGAGCAAGAGGAGATTTAAGTAAGCTCTGTTGAGCTTTAGACTTATCTTTATAAGGTCCAGACTTAAGTATTGCATCTTCTCCATTGAATGTTTCATAGTTCATTGGGTTCATCAGATTGATTAGATTAAGAGTCTTTTCTACTGTATTTACACCAGCAGCAGGAGACTTTAATATCCTCAAACCTTCACCAACCATCTCTGGAGTAGGAGTAAGAGCACCTAATTCAGTGTATAACTTTCTCAACTGATACTCAATCATCTTGACTAACCAAGGTCTGTCCCTATCATCACTCCACTCTATTAATCCAATAGCTGCTGCTACTGCAAGGAAATGGGCTACCTCAGTTAATGCTCTCTTGACATTTGCCTGTTCTGTGGGAGTCATTTCATTCCACTTACTTGCAATATCAAACTGAGCTTTCCTTAGGTCTTGGAATAGGGCATTCATAAACCTGCCAGTAGTAAGGTAATAACCTTCTGTCCATGCTTCAAGGTCATAGTTATATGTGGCTGATTTGAATCTTCTGTTCAATGATGGTTTAATCCATTTCCTGAACATCATACCCAATCTACCAATAGCCAACCTTTGTACTGCACTTCTATCAGCTTTATTGTAAATACCGTGCATTCTTTGATTAATAGCTGCACTCTTTCTACTGAACTTGATTATATCTTCCTTAGTGAAAGCTGAGCCATCAGCCTTAGTATAACCTTGTTTTAGCTGTAATTTAGCACCTAACTTCTTGTTACTACTATCTAATGGTACAACCTCAAAAGCATCCCATAGACTTACTAACTTACCATTAGGAGCCTTCATTTTATAAGCATCAGCCAAAGCTAAGCTGGTTCTATTCTGCATCCAGTGTTCACCTGCATTATTCATAAAGAATAGAGCTGATGTACCAAACATTCTACTGAACCAAGTCTTCCTGTCAAAGTTGACTTCTCTTGTATCCTGTTCATATTCCTGCATTACATTGAATAGCTCATCCCATAAAGCTAACTTATTGGTCTTTACTCTATCACCTAACTGAGCTAAGAATGATGGTAATTCCTTACTATAGGTTCTATCAGCTTTTAGAGTATTCTTTTCATTGAAGAACTCTCCTGAGAAAGACTCAATTCTCATCATCACTTTACCAGTAGCCACATTGGAAACACCTGAAAGGACATTCAATGCCAAGTTATTCATAGAAGTCATTCTATTAATAAAGTTAGCTACCTTTCCTTTGTCAATATTAGTCTTACCAAATGTTCCTTCATCTGCCATGTATCTTCCATATACCTGCATTTCAAAGAAGTCATTCAATCTTTCCATAAACCTTGACTTGTCTCCTGTCTTGGTTAATTTACTTTCAACCTTTCTACCTACTTCCTTAAACTTCTCAACCATAGGTTTACCACCTTCTGTTTGAGTGACTTGTCTTTCTCTAAGCATATCTCTACCAACCTCAAGAACATCAATGATCTTATTCATTTCATCAAAGTCATTAGCCATTGCTGCATAAGCAGTCATAGTGCCCACTATATCAGTAGATAAGTCATTAGCACTTTCTCCCTTCTTGAGCTTTGTAAAGTAGATAGGTAACATTTGTACCCCTCTATCCTCAAAGTCTTTTACAGTTGCCTTGTCTCCAAAGTCTGTATCATCAGTTCTCCTAATGAAATTGTCCTTGATACTTTCCCAAACCTGTTGAGCACCAGACTTCACACTTTCAGAGCTTTTAACCCTTTCAACTAAGTCTTTCCTAATCTTTACAGCACTATTCAGTTTTGTATATTTATCAGGAAGTAGAGCATCAAGTTTAGCCTTAATATCCATTACAGTAGTGTAATAGTCCCTTTGGGCTTTATTCAGCCTTCTGAACTCCATACTTTCATAAATGGACTTCTTAGGTTGTCTAACTCCATCTACAGTTTCCATATTGGCATTGAACCAATTCTGTCTCTCTTCATTGTATTTATCAGCATTCTCCCCTACAGGATTTCTGCCATACTTTTCATTGAGACTTTGGAACATAGTCCTCATTCTCTCCCTGAATAGAGCATGATTTATCTCACTGATATAATTACCACTCAGATTACCTTTACTATCCCTCTCAAACATCCACTCAGTGTCTTTCACACCAGCCTGTTCAAGTTTAATAGTGGCAGCTTGTAGTTCCTTCTGAATATCAATAGTCTTCAATCTGGCTTGTTCCTTGCTCTTTTTAACAGCTTGGTCCATAATCTTCAACATATAATCAGAGCTATCTGCCATACTATCCAGCCATCTGTCAAAGAAAGAAATATCTTCATCAGCTACTTTAACCAATTCTTCTGCATTTAGAGTCTTTCCTTTATACTTTCCAAATGGAACCACAAGGTTATCTCCTACAAAAGGCTTGATGAAATCAACAAATAAAGGCATAGAGATTGTATTGTAGTCCACTGCAAGGTCATTAAGCATTGTAGTGACATTATCTAATGCAACCCTTACTCTTTGACCATATCTATTATCTGTGGACTTCTCTTCCTCTCTGAGAGCCTCTCTTACTGAATCAGCTATCCTCTTATAACTGTACATATAGTTCCTGATGTCCCTGAGTACCCCAGCTCTTTCATTAAGATTAGTTGCAGGAGCATTTCTCAATACCTCAAGCCTACTACTTACTTTCCTTAGCTCTTCAAGTGCATTATCAAGGAACATATAGATACCTTCAATCTCACTATTATCAGCTAATTCAAGCTCTAACCTGTCTATTAATAACCTCTGATTGGCACTAAATTGACTGTTAGGATTTCTCTTTTCATAAATCTTGAGCCTCTTCAACTCATTGTCTATAATCTTTTGTAACAAAGCCTTATCCCTATCTACCCTTTCAGTAGTGGAATAGAAAGCCTCGGAGGTACTAATGTTCTCAACATTAATAGCTTCATCCATCTGTCCAGTAAGAATATCACCAGCCAGTTTACTAAAGCTACTCTCTGCTTCAAGCATTGCCTTTTGGAACTGTGAAGCCCCTAATCCTCTAAAGAAATTTTTTACAGCATTGATAAACCTCTCCAGAAGGGATTTATAAGATGAAGAAGGAATGGGTTCAGACTGTAATAAGTGTTTAGCAAGTAATTTACCAGCAGCTTCTCTGGCTAACTTTGATTCATCACCTTTATACAGACTGTCATAAGTGTTATAATCATCACCTAATATCTCACCTACCAAACTATTGTTAGCCAAGTGATTAACCAGTCTATTGATAAGAGGATTATCACCCATTGCCTCAATAGCAAAGTGAGCAAACTCCTCTGGTAATGCTCTTTCCCCTTTAATACCATCAGCAAGTCTAATCAATTCAATTATACCTGTTGCAGCATCTCTGGCTTGACTAAAGTCTGTTACTCCTGCCACTCCTCTTCTCTGTTCCAAGTCTGTAAGAGCACCTATTCCAATACCATTAGCAGATAATATCTCTCTCAATCTATTATTAAGAGTGTAATTATACTGCATATTATTGGCTTCAAGACTATTCATCTTGTTTCTTACTCTGACAAAAGGACTAATATAAACCCTATTACTTTCATTGTCCCATACCTTCTCAACAGATGCAACATAGTCCTCTCTAAACTCTGACTGAGTATTGAATTGAATAGCTTTTTGGACTAACATTCTATAGTTTTCATCATTGTTCAGATATAACTTAGCTCTACCTGTCTTATGGTAATGACCAATCTCTTCATTAAGGCTCTTTAGAATCTTTTGCTCATCAATAATACTTCTCAGATTAGTTTTCTTCAAGAGACTGCTTAGAGTAGGTTCACCATTTTCATCCATTTGTAACCTTGGATTCCAATTAGTAACAAAGTCACTACTCTTTGTAATGAGGTATATTCTTGTTGCCTCCTGTCTATTAGGGGCATAAGCCAGCAGGTCTTTAAATAACCTGCTGCTTACTACCTCATTTTTACTGTTCCTCACTTGAGGAATTATTGCACATTTCTTAGCCATATCTATAATTCATATAATGTATTTGCACCACAGATTTTATCATTGTTTGCATCCTCATACTCAGTATTTGGATTAATAGAATTAATATCATCTGCTTTCCCTTCATTCACTTCAAGTGGAGCACCATACACCTGACTGAAAGCCTCACTTGCAATATCTTGAGTCAGACTTGAGAAATCATAGTTAAGATATTCTGGCATAGAGTCATAATCAATATCAGCTTCCTGATAGGCTGTTATATCCTGATTTACATTAGGAGTATAATCCCTATCATTCTTATCAATTACTGACTTCATTTCAGTAACATCCTTACCATATTCATACTCAATAAAACTGTTCTTGAATCCAAGTGGGTCTATTCTTTCATACACAGCTACATTAGGTTGTACATTGTCAGCTTGTGTAAGCCTGTAATATATTGTACCTCCCTTGTATCTTCTTGCTATATAATTAAAGAAGTCATAGGTTGTTTCCTCTCCTATTCCCTCTCTCTTCCTTATTATCTTCTTATCACTACTGTTAGACTCAGTATCAATGGTTATTTTAACCATATCCAAAGCATCACCTTGTTCATTAGTAAAAGAAGTGGAAGCCTCTGTGGGAACCTCAGGAACCAACTGTCTGTTATCCAAGTGATTGTAGATGTACTGGTCAATAAACTGACTGTAATCATCCTCACTTTCCAACAATCCTCTCAGTGTATCAATGTACTCTGGAATGGATTGTCTAATAGCAGTTGGTGCTAAATGAATGAAAGTAGAAGGTCCAAATGCAAACCCATTTCTGTAATAACTGTATCTGAATAGATTAAGAGCTAAAGCCTGAGCTTCTGGTCCCATATATAATAATGATTGCCAGTCCCTCATGTATCTTTCTCTCAGAGTAGGACTTAACTGACCAACATTTTTAAATACTACTGTATCTACAGGATTGTTTTGGTTAGCCCTTATTACTCTTAATCTCTTAACAAACTCAAGTTCAGCTATTTCAGGATGTTCACTCAATGTTCTATTGAAATAATCAGGGAAATTATTGATAAAATCCCTTCTCTTATCACTGGCTGTTGTAACCTTATCATCTGCTCTGAGGTTAGCTTCTTGCCCAAAGAATGATGTCTTGGACATAATATAAGCTAACAAATCATTGTAGATATTATTGAGTGTCTTTGCATTCAACTTGCCTGTCTTAGTGTACTGTCTTAAACCTCTCAATCCTTCTTTACCATCAATTACTTCCCTGAAAGAGTCAGTAAACTGAGGGAAATATCTACTGAACATCTCTTGTGTCTGGTTAATACCAAGACTAAAGAATGCCTGTAAATAAGGTAATGGGGAGCTTAATAATCTCTCTCTTATCTGGTCAATATCCATACCTTTCATATTGAAAGGCATAATAACTTCTGCACCAGTTAAAGGAGAGTTTTCATTTAACACCACATTAGTCAGGAAGTCATCAACTTTCTGTATCTTAATCTGTGTATCTGCAATAGTAGGACCTGCTGCACCACCTTGAGTATCTGCTCTTGTAGCTTGAACCAACTGTCCCAAAGCATCTGCTGTACCCATTATTCTCTTAAATAAATAACCAGCAGCCACTTGCTTCTTATAGAACTCAACCTTTCTGTAGTCAGATGTCTGATTCCTATCACTTAATTCCTCTACTTCCTTCTGGAGAATGATATTGTCTGCCAATTCATCTGCCATGAACTTATTAGATTTATAATTGTCATAGGTTACATCTTCCATCATTGCAGCCCTTTTCTTGTAGTTCTTAATGACTTCATCAATGATTGTGTCCTTTCCTTTACCTTCTCTACTCTCTCTAAAATAGGTATTAGTAATATCCATTACAATTGGTTGTGACATAATCAAACCAATCTCAATAGGATTATAACCAAGCCTACTTAAAAGCATTGAGGCATCAGCAGTGAATGTATTCTGATTCAATGAAGCAAGCACAGGGTCTTTCACATTATCCACAGATGCAGCAAGGAAACCTGCATTATTCCTTGAGATATACTCCTTATTGTCATTCATCAGACCATGAAGAGAAGTCAGTCTCTTACCATTAAGTAAGAAAGAGCCATTCTCAGTATCAAGACCTAATTCAGTATGTTGCATCAAAGCATGGTTTGCATTATGGTTGGCATAAATACCAATCAATGCTGCACCAGTCATATTCTGCTGATGAAGTTGAACCTGAGTTCTTGGGTTAAGAGGGTCAAGTTTCTTCTTGAACTTCTCTGCCAATTTGTCAAGTTGTTCCAAATCCATACTACTTAACTTGTTAAGAGTACTTTGATTCTCAGGGATATTCAGTTCCTTCCTTAGTTCAGATTCTCTACTTGATTGAAGGATATTAATCATTCTTGCAGACTTCTTCTGATAATCAAAACCACCGGGGTTAAGTATCTTTGAAGCAGTGTCAGCATTAGTCAGAACACCCCACATCATATCAATCAATAGATTGTTTCTGGCTTCAAGACTATTCTCTTGTGGAGACTTGCTAAAGTCATATTCAATCTTCTCAATCTTATCCTCAGAAGATACTCTATACTTCTCTCTGTTAGCTTTATATGTCTTCCAGAGATTGTATTCCTGACTATCCTTAGGAGCTTTCCTACCATCATCTATGGCTCTGTTTACACTCTGTCTATACTCCTTTAACATTTCAAGAGATACAGCTTTTCCTTGTGTCAATTGAGCAACCAAATCATCAACAAACTGTCTTCTATTATACTTAGGAGTTATCTTAAACTCAGGCAACATGATATACAATTTATCCACATCAAAGTCAGAACCACTCAAAGTAGTAATCTCTGCTGGAAGCATAATTGAAGAACCATTTTGCTGAGGTAAGAAACCTTTAATATAAAGAGGAGCCATTGAGTATTTGTCCTCAGTTGGAACTCTATAACCAATCAACTTTCTCAAGCTGTCTGGTAATTTATTTACATCCAGTTCATGAGTACCTGCCTTCATAAGAGGTTCATAGAACTTCCTACTATATGCTGGCATATAAACTTCGAGATATTTGATTCTCTTGTTCTCTCCTTCACCTTCAAAAACAATCTTTAATTCATCAGTAAGACCATAGTCAGACACCTGAATAAGTGCTCCTCCTCTAATCTTCTGCTTAGTAATCCTACTCTTGATAATACTATTCAGCAATGTCTGTACTCTTTGGGATTGTACAGGGTCAAATAATGGAATATTGAATTGTCCTTTCTCATTAAGAGTACAGGCTCTAATCATATCAATTCCATATCTCTGATTACCTCTCAATTCCTCAAGAAGAATCTTCTCAACCTGTCTGGCATCCTTGAAAATTTCATTTACATCAGCAAAAGCCTGAATGATATTCTCAGTGTTAATAGCATTGTACATATCTAACCATTCCTGTTTAGACATTTCTCTACCATTCACATCAATCTTAACATCTGGACTAATATCTGCTGTAATCAGCTTCCTAATCTGAGTACCAACTAACTGAACTGCATCAATAGCATGTTCTGGAGTTGCAGTCTGAATACCATAGTCTTCATAGCTTACTTTATGAACCACATTAGGGTTCTCAACACCATTCTGAGTAGTGGCATTCTTAAGTACAGACTTGACATCTTCCTTAGTATTGACACTATTCAAATCAATTACACCTTGTTTCCCAACCTTAGTAGTTGATTCAAATTGAACTACATCAATTCCATTCTCTTCCATGAACTCATTGATAGCTACAAGTTTACCTGATTTACCAAGTGGACCTGAAACTAATTGGTGCATAGCCATAAGAAGGAACTCTGAGTTCTTATGCTGAACTGGTGTCTTAATACCTGTATGACCTTGAACTCCACTCATATTATTCACCTGAGTGTACACATAAGGTTTCTTAGTCTGCCAGATAATATTGAAATCAGCCATATCCCACTTACCATTTTGGAAGTTATCAAAGGCTCTCTGCATATCATCTGTCCACTGACCAGACATATCAAGTATAGCTCTGTAAGAACTTAGTGACCTGTAAGCCTGAGCATCTGCCACATTTACCTCTCTAAACTTGTTTAAGATTAAATCTCTGTCTCTCTTTGACATCTCACCTTTCTTGACTCTTTCATCAAGCACAGTTGCAATATCATCAAGTGCAGAAGATACAATCTCATCATCCTTTAGATAAATAGTTCTCTCTTCCTTTCTACCATACTTAGAGTTGGTATTAAGTCTAAGAGCAGGAGCATGAACTTCCTTATATCTCTTTTGGAAGTCCTCTATATTCTTATAGAAAGCAAGGTCAGTTGTAGTGAGTTCAATGATTTGTGATGTAGCAAACTTACTATTCCAGAAGTATTCTCTCAACTTAGCTTTGGCATTATTTCTAATAACCAAGTTTCTGTTGATACTATCCATTTCCTTAGCAGTAATCTCACCTCTCACCATCTTCTCTCTCAATAAGTCCTTAATACTTTCAAAAAGAGTAGTTGCCCTTCTATCATCTACTGGGTTATTATTGTTGTAATCCCTTAAAAGAATATCCATTTCTGTAGTCCACATTCCTTCAAGAGCCTTCTTTGCATTGTTCAAAGAAGTTGCTGTATTCCTATTGTAAGAACTTTGACCAGCATTTACACCAATTACCCCAAGATATTTGTACTTACCATTAGGCAGTTCTTCAAGTAAACCAGCTTTAGCCCATTCTCTGTAAGTCTGTTCAAACTCATTGTCAAGAGCTTCTCTTACTGACTCTCTGATGAACTCCCTTAATTCAGCACCAGTTCCTTCATTCTGGATTCTCTGGAACCTGTCAAGGAAAGTCTCACCATTGTCATATCTTACATCATTCAGAGCTGTAAGGAACTTAAATTCAGCACCACCAATACTCTTGATAGTACCATCTTTCTTCCTTACTATATCATAGTTTGCAATAGGAGCAATATTAGAATTACCCTTTTGATATTCAATATCCCTTTGGTTTACAAGAGCTATTCTATCTACTTCCTGATTAACCAAGTCAACCATTCTATCAAGGATAATATCATCATACTTCATATACTCACCATCTTCTCCAATGATGCTATGATTGTCATACTTTCTGAATCTAATAAATTCAGCAGAGGGACTATCTGAAAGAATTGGCACATGGTAATTAGCCCATTGAACATCAGACTTACTGTTATCTGGGTCTCCAAAGTATTCTGTCAGTAATACTAAGGTATAATCCAAATCATCCCAGTTCTGATATGCAACCTTATCTGAGTTAAATAGAACCTTATGGCTCAATCCTCTTCTCATTTCAGGGTTATTTACCAGTTGCTCAATCCAGTCATTTCTCCATCTACCATCCTTATAGAACCATTCATATTGTCCAAATTCATTTTCAACAAACTCTTTGAACCTTGCTTCATTACCCATAACATTCTTGAGTTGTTTAATCAACTTGCCAAGATAGTTAGGAGTAACATGGCTATAGTATGACTTATCATTTTCCCTCACACTACTTTCAATGGCATCTTCTGTTACTTCTGCAAGCATCATAGCTATACTGTTGTAAGCAGAACCAAAGGTATTTATCAAATCCCCTCTCTTTTCAGTTCCATCTTCAAGAGTCTCAGATTTAACCTCACCTTTCTTTACACCACTGAATATGATGTTTAATTGAGGAAGAAGCAACATAATTGGGTCTGTTGCAGTACCACCTTCATATTGCTTTATATTGGTCAGAGCATCTAATAATACACCTTGATTAGCATTGATACCAATCATATTAAGGAGCTTATTCAATGTCTTCCATACCTTTTCATCTTGTAGAAGTTCCAACCTTTGTTCTGTACTAAGATTGGTAAATCTGTTATTGAGAGCCTCAGTCCATTTAAGACCATTCTCTGCATTCTCAAGATTCAAGTCTCCATTCTTATCATAGATACTATCATCATCAAGCAGATTACCATTCTCATAGTTATCCCTCCATTCATCAAGTAGATAATATACACCCTCAGGCTTATTGATAGCAATAGTTTCCATCTTGAAAGTACCATCAGCCTGTAGTTTCTTCTTCTGAATCCAGTAAGGCATAAAGTCCTTTCTGAAATCCTGATAGAACTGACTGAATAGTTTAGGCTCAGCCTGTAGTTTCTTGACTATTTGCTTAGTCCAAGGCTTGGTATTACCCAGAGTCTCCAGAAGTGGTAACATATCATCAGATGTAATCATATCTCTGAGCTTATCTATAAGGGTTGCATGAACATAGTCTGCATCAAGAAATCTAAGATTTCCCAAATCATCCTTATCATACTTTCCTCTGTAGTCAAGTTGGGGAATCTCTCTGATTACCTTTCTAACCTCTTGACTTAAAGACTCATGAGAGCTTACTTCCCTATAATTAGTCATCCATCCATCCTTGAAAGCCTCATCCTTTACAAAATCATCAGCCTGTGTATCTACTGCACTATCTCCCTCAGGAGTATCATTATTAAGGTTGGCATCTTTAGGGGCAATATAATTAGGGTCAATCCTAATCCCCTCAGTAGCTATTAGTATAGTACTTGCTTCCTCAGCCAAGGGCTTGAAGTTATCTACTACCTTCTGATAAGCATTGGTTTTATATAATGCCTTCTTCTTTGCAGCTTCATACTTCTGTTCATCACTATATCTCTCAGAACCCTTCATACTATTGATTGTATTCAGTTCTGATTGTATCCTATTCTCCTCAGAGTCAAGTATATAGTTATTGAAATAATCCCTTACTCTACTAAATAAGCCAGCAGGTGTATATAACTTGATTATCTTGAACCTATCAAGAGTTGCTAACTCCTCTTTCAATTCATTGACAGCAAGTACATCACCTTCTTTTTCAGCATCAGCAATTCTCTTATTAAGAGTATCATTGTGTTCTTGCAGTGCTGTACCTATTTCATTGCTAAAGAATCTTGCAATCAGACTAACCCTGTCTCTTCTTGTTCTTGGGTCAAAGTCCAAATCTACTTTAGCTTGTTCTTCCACAGTGGAAATTCTTGGAGCCTCAAATGAAGGTGAAAGTGCTTTATCTAAAGCCTCTATCATTTCATCCTTACCTTTCCTTAGTTCTGCCCTAAAGTTATTTAGTTCAGAAGCAGTAGGATAAGTGTCCCAGTCCTTATTATTCTTGTCTTGCCATAGCTCAACAAGTCCCTTGACTGATTCTATAGTTTCACCCTGTAATTTAGCAGCCAATTCTTCTATTGTAGAATTAGCTGTGATACATCTTTTACTCATCTTGTTATAGATTTATAATTAAATTTATGTGCAAATATAAAGGTTGTTTTCTTAATATACAAGTTATTAAGGGTTTTCTTTTTGAGAGGTAAACCAAACTCTTTAAAAATAAGAAAGGGGAGACTTAGCTCCCCTAACTGTTACTCAACTACATACTTAACACCATTGAAGATAAGCTGTTTAATTGTATTGATATTAACCAGTCTTTCACCAGTTTCTTTTGGACCTCTTACAACATCCATATCCATACATTTGTACTTACCATCCCTTGATACAAACTGCATCTTGTAGCCTCTTAGTACCCTATCTTCTCCTTCAATGAAGTCTTTAATAGGGTTATTCTGGATGTGTTCCAGAGCTTCTTTATAAGCTACAGCCATTGACTTCTTAGCTTTCTTAGCCTTGTCAATCAAAGCTACAGCCTCTTGTCTTTGTGCTTCCCTTTCAGCTTCATATTGCTTCTTGGTCTTAGCTTTATCCTGTTTTTGGAACACAACAGTGAATACCTCAGAAGATTTGATACCCTCAAAGATTGTCCTTATACCCGGAGTACCATCTTTCTTATCTTCCTTAGTCACTTTTACTTCTTTGTCATACTGGTCAGAAGTATTAAGCAGGTCTTGAACATAACCATAACCTAATGTTACTGACTTTCCACTCTCTGTATGTTTGAACTTGATTGTATCTTTACCAATCTCTTCAACAATGTAATGTGACTCTTCTGAGAATACATCACCTACTGCTATCTCTTTAATATTGATTTTCATTTGTCTTGATTTTAATCTGTTACTTCTTTTGAATAAGCAGTATATACTGCACTTAATTCTGCATCATCTTTTACAGAATCCATAGTAGCTTTATACAAGCCTCTTGTTCTTTCCCCACCTCTACTTAATGCAGCAGCTTCAATCACTTGAGAAGTTTTACCACTATTATTGAAGGGAACACTTACACCATTTGTCATGGCAGAAAGCTCTTTATACCACTCAACATACATAGGGTCAATAGTCATGGTATCAAATCTGATACCTAATTTACTTGCCTTCTTAGCTTCTTCTCTCCAGTCAATTTGGGCATTACTTACAATGCTTTCATAACTGTAACCTACCTTGTGAGGTGCTGCATCAGCAATCAATAATACTGCCTTAGTAGAACCTTCTCTCCATGCAGTTTCCTCAGTGATTTTCTTAATGACCAGTTCATAGAACTCATTACCATCCCCACCACCTGTATTCTGAGCCTCAGTGATAAACTGAATGATTTTATTCTCATCATTAGTTAAATCCAATACTTGATAAGCCTTACCAAAGTTATCCTTGCTACTCATGTCACAATAGTCACCAAATGCTACTATACCAATCCTTAAATCAGGATTAGAACTAAATAGTTTGGGAACTAACTCCTTCACATGGGTCTTTACTGCATTAATATAAGCTGACATAGAGCCAGTTGTATCAAATGCAATTACCATGTCAAGCATACCATCAGTAGTAGATGGCTCTACTATTTTAGGTAGCTCTTTTGTCTTAATTAAATTTGTTCTCATTAAATGAACTTTTCAAGATTTGACATAAACTCTTGAGCTTCTTTCTGAGTTTCAGAGATGAAACCTATTTCATCCTCAAGAAGTTTTACCTTTTGTTTCTTACTGTCAATGTCTGCCTGCATTTCTGCACTCAACTTTGAAGCATCTTCATGTGCTTTCTTAAACATTGATTTTACTCCAGTCAGCCTTTCCTTAAATGAAGGCTTCGCAATAACTGCTTGTTTCTTACTTCCAAATACCATTGTTTTTTTTTTTTTAGTTAATAATCAGTATTTCTATACTTCTCCAAATCTTCTTGATATTTAGCTGTCTTTGAATAGCCACAGGGCTTCATGAACTCAGGACAAAAGCCTCTATATATACACTCAGGCACACACTTGTCTACAAGTATTGGGTCAACTTCTTTTATAGCTTCTAATACTTGTTTCCATGCTTCCCTTGTTTCTACAGATGCACAACTACATAATCTCTTCCTTGAGATATTAATGATAGCTTGTGCATTAGCTGTCATATCCATGTCATTTAAAGCACCTTGAGGCAATTCATCCCTATTGTAATTATTACCTGCTCTATCACCTCTCTGAGTGTGAACAAACTTTTCACAACCTTCATGATGCCTTACTAAGTGTGCAGTAACCCATTGTCTGATTTCTTCCCATGACCAATCATATTCTACCAATCTGATAGGACTGTGTTCAGCCAGCAACATCTTTGCTTCCCATGAAGCAGAAGGCTCTTTATCAAGAAAAGCCTTTCCAATAGTTCTTCTTGCAGCATTTAAGGCTCTTTTCCAAGAAGTAACTTGAACTAATCTTACAATCTTACTCATCCAATATTACAATTTCATCAAAATCAACTTTCTTAGGAAAGTCCTGTCTTCTCACCTTCTCTTCAAGGGCTTCCTTAATCTGTTCCTCCTCTGCATCTGGAGGTAATTCAACCTCATCATAATATGATAGGGTTACACTCACAAACCTCTTATGTTTTACATCAAGAGATGCATTCCAAGGTGCTCTGGGGTCCTCATCAGCCCCTAATGGTGCATTATTCATTCTCTTTTCCTTTTTAAGTTTCTTAATATTTATCTCTAAATTATTCTCTTTGATTAATCTTCTTGCAATAACACTTTCAAGTTTTAATGGGATGCTAATATGCCTGCCTTTTTCATTAAGGTAGATAGCATGGTCTCCACTTTGTCTATTATAATAGAAACCATTAGCTACTACCACCCTAACAAACTCTCTATGTGTAAATTGCTTCATCACCAAAGTTCTTTAATTCTCCTAAAGTCCTCACCTTAAGGCAGTGGACAATTCTCCAGCCACTCCATTTCCTTGACATTCCATAGTGACAAATCAATATGCTCAGGAAGGAGAAGTTTCATATCAGCAAAGAGATTAAGTCTAAGAGATTTCCCTTTAATGAAATCAGATTTAGTTTCCTTAACCTCTTGCATCATATTGTTTAGTTCCACAAACTTATCAATGTCACTCTGGCTGTGAGGAGTTAAGACTATACCATCTGCATAAGCTAATATAGTCCTTACTCTATCCCAAGCAGCTATTGAAGTGTACACATATACCTTTGGAATGTCCATATAGACCTCACTGATTCCTCGAATAGACCTTATTAATTCAGCCACTTTGTTAGTGTGAATCAAAGGCTCTCCTCCAGTAATCATTATCTCTTCATAGTCCCATCTATCCACTACTGGTAAAGATGAAAAATCCCATGAGTTATTACAACACATGGGACACTTGTTAGGACATTTAGTTGTTACTAATAACCTAAGTTTCTTATTCATGATGCTACATCTTTATAAGTTACCACTTGCTCAGCCATAAGACCATTGCAAGGAGGCACAATTACTTGTTCAATTCTTGTTACTTTATACAGATATGAACTCCCATTGTATATACCATTACTCTTCAAGAGCATCTCTGCCTGTTGAGGATTAATAGCCTTGCACATTGCACATCCCTTACCTATTCCAGTAACTTCATATTCCATAACCCAGAGTTGCATTGCTCCATCAGGAGCACAACCTACATCTACCCTATCCCTATGAGGGATTATATTGTCTGGGGCACAATAAATTCCTTGTTGTCCTGCCATACTATTTATTATATCTATACATACTTTTTACTTTATCTGCTCTACCCATACTTCCATCATAGATAACATAAGTCTCATAGATTGAAGCATCAGGTCTAATCTTCTTTAAAGCAACTGAAATACCAGCTCTTGTTCTTCCTAAATAATAGGAATCATCAATGAATATCCAGTTCTTACAAAGCAACTTATCTTTGAATATAAGTGCCTCATTACCCAATCTAATACCACCATTAGTGACAATTACTTCTCTAAAGTTTTCAGTCAATCTGTCACCATACATTGTCATAATGGCATTACCAAAACCTCCACTGACAATTAATCCTGTAGAGGGTAATTCCAAGTTCCTTCCAGCATCATTCATAAAGAATGAGAGAAAGTCTTCAAGTATGCTTCTATCTCCTTTAATTATAAAGTCAAGAGCATTGAAGAACTCCTCTCCTTCCTTGTGTTGTTTTAGAATGACACCTATCTTTTCATTCAATGTCATAATATACCCTTTGCATGAAGATAATATCTAACTATATCCCAATCCACATAAGGTCTATCAGAAATATAACTATGTTTCAAGGGGACTCCCAAAGCTGCATCATCAATATAGATGTGAGCATAAGGTTTAGGTGATGAAGTCCAATCCTTTTGAGTTGGGTTTTCATTTACACCAAACAAAGGAATATCATGCTTCTTAAACCAGTCTATTGCATCCTGCAACCCATCACTGGGTAATTTAGCTGGCTTAGTCTTGCCATAACCAAATTCCTCTGTTTCTTCTGCTCCATCCAACTGATGGCTTCTCATAGTGAACAGTATAATCTTATGACCTTTATCAGTCAATTCTTTCAAAACTTCTGCTGCTCCTATCTCTTCTCCTACTCTTGGGAACTCATGTGTAACACAAGTTCCATCAAAGTCAACTGCTATAATCATTCTTCAATTATTGTTTTATATCCTTCATAAGTCTTTCTTATTACTTCTTCACCAATAGGATTTTCTCTTTTAGAGTCCCTTTCAATACATACTTCAAGAGGTATAAAGAAATCTTTACATTCTATTGAATAAGGTTTTACATATCCAAGGGTACTATCAACCAAGTCCTTATAGTACTCTATTTCTTTTGGATTAAGATTCATGTTATCAATAACAATATCATACCCAAATTCCATAGCACTTACCATGAAATCTTTCTTTATATCAGATACAAGATTTTCTCTACTTGGAACCCAATATTTACCAAGCATATTTCTGATGTCATCATTGCTGAATCTTACTCTATGCTCTGGGTCTTCAAGTACCCACTGTTTAGCCCAAGTAGTCTTACCACTCCCTTGTATTCCTCTACACAAAATTAACTTTGGCATATATCACACTTCTTTTGATTATCCACCCACATTACTGTCATAATGGCATAATTAGCCATATCAAGTAGTGTATCTCTGATAGATTCATCTTGTACCATAGCTTTCTTTTGAACCAGAGACTCAATTCTATTCATCTTATCTCCAATCCTTACTACTGATGCTACAAGACCAAACTTATCAAGAGATTTATCAAAGGAATTACCATAGTCATGATTCTTCCTAACATAGGTTTCAATCATTCCTTTAACTATATCCTTGAATTGGTGAGCTGATGTATTAGATAGAGTCTTATCATTCTCTTCAAGCACCTCAAGATTAACCCTTATTGCATCCAATCCTTTACAGATTTCTTCTGGAGTAATCTTCTTGTACTGCACCTCATTGGCTAATGTAGTTAAATCTCCTATTGTCTGTTGTATTACTTCTCTTTTTCCCATTCTTCTAATGTTTCAAACTGTTTAAGGAAATCTTGTCTTTCCCTAATAAAAACTTCTCCTGTCTTAAGACTGATATAAGCTATGGCTTTAAACCACTTCCTGCTTGTAATGTCCTTCATTTGACATATATAAACAGGTCTATATTGCCCTCCAGTCTTTTTATGGACATAAATTCTTTTCTTATCTACCTTATTCTGGTGTTTGATAAGAAATCCTACCCCTATACAAGAAAGGAGTAGGATTAATCCAAGTATAATTTGTCCTGTCATATTAATGAATCCAATGGTCTGCTGCATCCCCCTCAGCAGGAAGTTCTACTTTCCTACAGAAGAATGCCCCAGCTTTCTTCATACAATCTTTCAAAACCTCTGTCATTTCATCAGCTATCTCTTCTGGAACCTCTATATTCCATTCATCATGTGCTGGAATACAGAATTTAACCTTGAAAACAAGGTTATGTTCAAGAATATATTGCCATAGAAATACAGAAGCTACCTTAAACATCAGTGCTCCAGTGCCTTGACAAGGATAGTTAATTGCCTGTTTCTCAGATGCAGATTTCCTTTTGAAGAAATGTTTCACTGGTAATACATAGACATCTGCTATACTTACATAGACTTCTCTGGGAACTTCCTTCCCTGCTTTCTTAGTAGTATAGGTATATACACCTACCATTCCCTTTAAACTCTCTCCATCAGCAAACCTCTTATAAATCTGTTGTTTAACAGCTTTAGGAAGTGTCTTATTCTCTTTACCTTTGTAGGGTTTATATTCAGCCCAGAACTGTTGAGTAAACCTCCTCTTCATAGCCATGAGCATATCATAGTCATATATAAGAGCCTTATGTTGAGTTAATGGATTAAGTATGATAAAACCATTATCCATGACAAACTTTCTCTGTCTATCCTGATAGGTCTTAATACCAATGAAACCCTTCATATAGTTATTATATATTCTCTTTGATTCCTGCTCACTTTTACCAGAGTGAGATTTAATTGTGTTCCAGTCTCCACCATAATTGATAGGAAACTCTACCTGAGACTTAACATCATTCCTAAGTCCATGAAACTTCTTCTTTATCTGTTCAATAGGACAATCACCTATAATATCAGGGAAAGCCATCTTTGCAACCAGTGAATGTACATCACCACAACCATTATTGAACAAATCAATCATGGCAGGGTCATTAGTTACATCTGCAATAATCCTTGATTCCTGCCCACTATAGTCACAAGAAATCCACTTCATTCCCTTACTTGCCACAAAGCAAGCCCTTGTCTCTGGGTCTGCTGGAAAGTTCTGAAAATTAAGATATTCAATCTTATTTGCCTTATCCTTACCACCTGAACTGAGCCTTCCTGTATCTGTTCCAAGCTGATTAAAGTTGGTATGTACTCTACCACTTTTTTCATTTATCTGGTCAATTACATTCTGACCATAAGTGGAAGTGACCTTCTTAGCTGCCTTATACTGCAAATAAAGATAGGCAATAGTGGACTTATCTTGTTGAGGCTCAATTACTTCTGCACCAACACTATCCTTCCACTCACCTGTCTCCTTATCCTTGGCTAACAAATCAAAACCAAGATGTTTGAATAATGGAATAACCTGTTTAGGACTATCCCAATTAATCAAACAAATAGGCTTATTATTGAAACCACTCCATAAGTCACCTTGAAGGTCTTCCTTGATGTACTTAGTACTCAACCTTGCATCCACAGGCACTTTCCATGCTTCAAAGTACCCTCTTACAGGTCCTTTAATATCTGCCTCTGGACATCTTTCACCTTGCATCTTTTCTCTGGCTCTCTGTAAATCCTTTGGGTCTGCCCACCCTTCTACTTGTAAATAGTGATAGGTATAAGGCTCACCTTTTGCAGCAGCAATTACCCAATCACTAAGAGCATCCTCAAATACTTTGGCATTAAAGTTGTCAAGAATCATCTTGTATTTCCATTTCTCAATGTCCAACTTAACACCACAATATTCAGTATATGCTACCCAATTAACAGATTTATTTTCATAGATGATAGCAGTTTGAAGGTTTCTCTTTTCAAGTTCCTTCATCTGTGCATCCATGATTCTTTCCAGATACTTTACATCATTTGCACCATACTCAATAACATCTTCTGAAAGACCAGCCCACATTACTTTACCACGAACAGTCTTATCCAATTCAACACCAAGATACTTTTCTCCTGCTGCCTTAAGACCCATTCCATGAATACCAGAGGGATAACCTAACCACATAAGTTTCTCTGCCAAGAACCCATCAAAGCATTCTTTTACAACTATCTTCTGATGTAATAGGAACTTCAAGTCAAACTTAATATTCCAACCAATAAATAGTCTGTCAGATTCCAAGAACTCCCTAAAGAACTCTATGCTTACAGTAGTTATGTCAATTACTACTTGAAACTCATAACACCCCAACTGGAGCATTATGAGTTCTTTTGTGTAAGGGTCAAACCCTTTGGTTTCAGTATCTAAGCCAACCTTTCTTAAAGGCTTGAGCATGTATAATGCAGCTTGTGGAGATATTATCTCATACTTGTCAGATTCAGGTAGTATTTGTTGAGTTACTACATAAATCATATATTCACAATTGCATCAATTAACTCTTGCTCTTCTTCTGGTGGTACTTCAAAGGTAATAGTATAGCCCATTCCCATTACATGGTCAATGGATTTAACTACTGCCTCAGCTTCCTCAAGATATGAACCCACAATTATCATTGGACCTCCTGCTGGGTCTATAAATAGTTTCCCATTAGGCATATTTCCACTTCTCATCATGTAAGTAGAAGTCTTTAATAGGTAAGTCATTGACTCACTACCATCAGCCTTCTTTAACTTTCTGAGATAATTATGTTCCTCACCTCTTGATTTTAACTCTATTAAGTCTTTCATACCATTGAATAAGCTACTAATTCATCAAAATTCAGTACATACCTATACTTCTGAAAGAAAGTACTACCTAAGATTCCATGCAGGTTAATACCATACTCCTGTTTAATCATTCCAAATGCCTGACTTAAGTCTACTACTTGGAAATCATCCTCATAGCTTTGACTTCTATAGTCCACATTCATTCTGATATAACCTCTATCCTCTTTAACAGTACCCTCAATTCCCATTCCAAAGCCTGTCTCTCCAGTCTCTTTATAAGATAACCCTTCCAGAGCAGCTTCATTAATTGAAGAATAAGATGCACCAGTATCCAGAAGGAAGTTTAGTTTCTTACTATTGTTCATGAATGTGACAATTGGTAATTCAACCAAATCCATAGACTCCCTAAATGAGATTCTCCCCACTTTAGGGTCTATCTTCCTCCTGCTCATTATTACATTAACAACTCCTGCAATAATGGCTACACAAGCCAGTACCACTATCATTGCTACAATTTTCCATACAAACTCCATGTTTCATATTTTTTTTAGTGATTACTTTCCTGTACTACCAATACCACCTCTACCTTCATTTCCAAGGAAATCCACAGGCTCCAGAAGTGGTTTAGATGATAATAGCCACTTTAATTTCTGCCATACAGTAGCAAACTGAGATAATTTAACCTCAAATTGGCATACTCTTGTACCCTTAGGAATAGTTACAGCCTTGAAAGCATATAGTGGTGCTCTCCATTCATCTGTATCACCATTATAAACAGTGTCAATGAATCCAAGACCATTAGCAATAGTTACTCCTAACTTACTTGGGGCACTACTTCTACTATAAATCTTAGCTACCATTCCTTTGGGAAGTTCAGTTGCAATACCTAACTTTGCAACATAAACCTCTCCTTTCTTTAAGGTCACATCTTCTGCCAAACATAAGTCAAAGCAATCTGACTTATCCTCTCCTGTTCTCACAGGAAAACAACCTCTTGTTATTTCTTTTACTTTAATTTTCATATTATAAACATTTACTATACCCACAATCTTTACAGTGAATACAACCACCTTCTCTTACCAAAGTACCACCACAGTCAGGACATACCTCACCCTTGATTTCCTCATTAGGGATATACTTACTGAGTACTCTACACATAGCTGAACTGAATGAAGTAATATTGTCATTGACCTTCTTTGCAGTCTTGACAATATACTTAATGTCTACTCCATGTCTTAACAACATAGATGAATACAAAGTAGCTGCATTCTCTTCAACATTTTCATTAGCTAACTCAAGATTGTCTATATGAAAGACATCTGATGTAAAGCTATAGTGCATCTTACTTACTTTAGTTATAATACCCTTATGAGGTTTAAAGCTAATAGGATTCCTTGGTCTGAATGCAAAGACTTCATAAGGTTTAGATTCTAACATACCCACCAAGATAATGAATTGTTCACCTTTTGCTTTAATCAAATAAGCATCAGCCTCAAGTTCTTTAGGTCTCTTGGGAGCTTGTCTTCCTTCAATAGTCTTAGGTTTCTCAACCTGAGTCAATACACCTTCCCTACATCCATCCCTGTATATAGTGATACCCTTCAATCCCTGTTTCCATGCTTCAATATAAATGTCAGCAATCTCCTCTTCTGTAGTTTCCTTAGCCAGATTAACTGTGCTACTGATACTGTGAGTGATATACTTTTGAACTACCCCTTGCAATTTAACTCTCTGTCTCCAATCAATCTCTGGTGCAGTAGAACCATAATAAGGACTTTCTTTCCAGACTTCCTTCCATACTCCTAAGTTCCAGTCATTAACATCTTCCTCAGAATAATTAAGATTCTCTATTGCCCACCTTTTCAAGTTAGGATGAACTACTGTAAACAAGGTGTATTTCTCACCTACCTTATCTACATAATCTACCCTGTCACTTTCAGACATACACTTCCTCTTTCTTTGGTAGAAAGGCATGAATACAGGCTCAATACCACTACTTGTACCAGCCATGATACTTACAGTTCCAGTAGGAGCTACAGTGGACCAACTGATGTTTCTTCTACCAGACTGAGCCATCTTAAGCCAAGTTTTAAGATAGTTACTTCTTATAAACTTTAGCCAATCTGAATTAGATTCTGCTTCTACAACAGAATCCCAAGCAGGAAATGCACCTCTCTCAATAGCCATATCAATATTACTATCAAGCTGACCTTTGAACATAACTTTCATTAATTGTCCAACCTGACTAATACCTTCATCAGAGTCATACTTCAATCCTAACATAGCTATTGCATCAGCAAGACCAGTGAAACCTAAGCCAGCTCTTCTCCCCTGAATTGCAGTCTCCTTGATTTTACTCCATAACTTGAACTCAGTATCATCAGTATCATTCTTCACTGTGTTAATAATCCTGTCAACAGCTTCAATCTCTAAATCAACTAAATCATCAGCCAATCTCATAGCCTCATAAGAGTGCATATAGAGTAACTCTTCATCAATGTGAGCCTTATCTGTAAATGGGTCTACAATATAACTACTCAAGTTAATATGAATCAACCTACAGCTATCAAATGGACCCATTGGTATCTCTCCACAAGGATTGGTTCCAACCATCTTGAAGTCAGGATATACACCATCAGGAGAATAGTTGTGCATTGCTCCTTCAAACATAATCCCCGGTTCAGCAGTATTCCAAGCACAGTGCATAAGAGTATTCCATAGTTCTCTTGCTTTTACTTTCTTAACATACCCAATGGTTTTACCATTAGAAATAACATTGCTAAGAATGTTATAAGGAGCTTCCATTTCAGGTTCTTTTATCTCCTCAAAGGAAGCATCAACAGGGTATCTGAGAACATAGTCTTCATCCTTTATTACTGCCTGCATAAACTCATCAGTAACCTTAACTGATATATTAGCCCCAGTTACCTTAGTTAAGTCCTGCTTCTTGGTTATAAACTCCTCAATATCAGGATGATTAATGCTCATACTTAACATGAGAGCACCTCTTCTTCCATTCTGAGCCACTTCATTAGTTATATCTGAGCATACATCCATGAAAGATGCTGCACCAGTTGAAGACCTTGCTGCATTATTAACCTTAGCCCCTCTTGGTCTAAGTTGAGATAAGTCATAACCAACTCCACCTCTTCTCTTCATAAGTTGAGCCTGTTGGCTTCTTGTCTTCATTATCTCTGCATAACTGTCCTTTGGACTGCCTATTACAAAGCAATTACTAAGACTCACTAATGCCCCAGTTCCACAACCAGACATAACTGAACCTCCGGGTATAATATACTTGAAGTCTTTGAATAATTCATAAATATCTCTTGAATTAAGCCATGCTCTCTGGTATCCATAGTTGGATAGTTTCATCCTATTTGACTCATTCCATTGATACTTAGATTCTATTCTGGCAAATTCCTCTGCCATCCTCCAATGTGTATCATCAGGGGTTTGTTCTCCCTCTGCTGCATACTTATTCCTCCAAGTTGAGGCTGCCAGTTCATCCCCTTTAAAATATTCTAACTCTGTCATGCTGGTACTAAATTCTTTATTTGCATAATACAATCATTTACCATCACTTCCTTACTATATTTCAAGTTAGGATTAGTAAGATAATAATTTAGGTCTGTAAGAATCTTCCTCCAATCCCTATATATCTTACCTGTTTCATCCTTTAAATCTACCATACCAAAGTTCCCATAAAATTCCCAAACAATAGGAGCAACTGTCCTTCTGTTGATAACAATGAATTGATAATGTTGAATCTTGAACTCACTGAAATAGGGGTCTCTCTTGATACACTCTTGAAGAATGTATGTATATAGCTTAGCTTGAATATCATATCTCCAGTGAGCAAAGGAGTCTTGAAAGTTCTCCTCAGGATACCCAGTAGTCTTTAAGTCTATTGGATAGATAATCTTATTATGGTGGTCCACAATAAGCTCATCAAACATACATCTCACTGGTATTCCATTCCATTCAGCTTTGAATTTCAATTGAAACACCTTCTCAATATCAGTATTCCAAGGGTCTATATAAAAGAAATCCTTGGTTATTGAGTTGGTTCTTAATTCATCAACACAAAGAGACACATCATTATAATCCTTTTGGGATAATATAGTCTTGTCTCCTGCCAGTGCAAGTAGTGAATAATACTCATTGCAGCTCTCTTTTACCTTCTTTATTCTGGTAGCTTTATAAGAGTCTCCCGCATAATATCCATTGGCTACAGCCACACTACTAATCACTTCATCATCAATAGTATCTACCCTTCTGTGTGTATCCCCATACTTGGAGAATAATACTTTGGTGATACTTATCAGGTTATCTGATAGATTAGGAAATTCACATACAATGAATCTTTCAGCAAAGGATTGTTCTCCATCAGTAAGCATACAATCCACTGCACTACCAAATAGTAGTGCTGGTGTATCTACCTTATCAAAGAGAGAACTGAGATTCCTCCACCCTTCCCTTTCAAATCTTGATAATGTAGAGTAACTGATTGCAGGGTCTTTCCTGTATTCTTCCTCTGTTACATTCCAAGATAGTTCTTTAATACTCTTCATCATAGTACTCCTCCTCTATGTCCTCTTCCCATTCATTACTGGGAACTTCAAGCTGGGTTAAATATACATCCACCTCAGCCTTTAAATTACTTAACTCTGTCAAGTCCACATCAAGATACTCCTGTTTGGGTGGCACTCCCCCTTCTTCATCTTTTCTGGCTTTGTGTTTCCTAACCTTGTAGATTGCTGAATCCACTAAGTCCTTGAGTGACTCAAAATCTCTGCTCTGAATAAACTGTTCACCAAGTGTTTGGTCACTCTTGGGTAAACTGTTGAGCAATTTCCTCATTCTTTCTATTGGCTTCATCTTTAATAATTTGAATAAATTCTAAGAGTTGTTTCTTAGTAAAGACCTCAAAGATAAGATAATTTTCTTTATCTGGCAAATTCTCTATATGCCATCTAAATAACTTGAATTTATAAGGGAACACATCATTGACCTGTCCTTTCACTTCAATAATTATCTTCAAGCCTTGATACTCCATGTAGAAATCTGGGGTATAAGTAATATTAATTAGCTTCTTAAGGTTTAGTATTGTAGCCTTAGCTTTATTACGGGTGTAAAAAGGTACAGTAGGTCTAAATCCTTCCCAGATTGTATAAGTATGGGTCTCATATTCAGGCTCAAACCCATGTTGAAGCAAGGTCCTATAGACCATTGCCTCAATCTTGGATTTAAACTTTATATCACCATACTCTTCTGGAGTGGCATTCCTAATTCTCCTATTATTATAACCATTTCCATTTGTAGCCACCTGCACTTCTTCTCTTTCCATTACAGCATTCTCCTATCTTTGAATTGTTAATACCTGTAAGAGCCTTAGCTTCCAAAACTGAATTAAATTCTTCTATAATTTCCATGTTAGAATTACATTTAGCTACCCTCTTAGATTTAGTTATACTTAATGAACAACTCCTTTTATTAATTCCATTCCCATAATTAACATTATACAAACAGTCACACCACTCAAGATTCTCAACAGAGTTATTAGCTTTGTTTTCATCCTTATGATTTACTTGACTGTAATTGTTGGGGTTAGGAATAAAAGATTCAGCAACAAGTCTATGTACAAGAAAATGCTTCTTAACTCCATTATTACAAAGCACTACAAATTTATAACCAGCACTTTGAGTACCCTGAGAAATCTCTCTTGATTCTCCAGTGTGGTTATAGTCCATAGATATTACTGAACCTAAATTGCTCACTATATACTTAGGAAAATCAGGAACACTTCTGTATTCAATCCTCCTGTTTTCTACCTCTTTTAAATAATTGTTTCATAGGGTCTTTCAAGATGTGTTTAGCTGCAAGAGCATCATCCAATGTCCTGAATGCAGCAAAATTCTTGAAGTTCTTGATTTTATTCAAGTCCTTGACCTTTGTTATTTCTCCACTGAGACAGCTAATGACATAAATCTCCTTGCTATTCTCAATGTGGTTATCATACTTCTCATCAAGCACAATAGCTACCTCTCTCAACAGAATTGAGAATACAGCAGCAGGATAGATTGTATATAGATTTCCAAGGTACTTCCTCAGATTATCTACATTCCAATGAATCCTCTTTGCAAGGTGTTCCAAATAGAAGTTAGGGTCTACATGAGTTCCTTCCTCTTCTACTTCCTTGACTACACCTTCCTCAATAAGGAATGGAATACTTTCCTCACAGACAATTACAGTGTAAAATGGCATGAAACCATAAGCACTGTGTATTCCAAAGGCAAGTGTCTTACCCATTTCCACTTCCTTACCAGTCTCCACAAAAATAAGTTTCTTCATAA